CAGAGAAAGAGTTAGAGGAAGAGAGAGAAGATCTAGATCATGTGCGCAGAGGAGATCCCGCCGCGCGCACAATTCTCGAACCTTGGCCAAGAACGATCCTCGAGGAACTCCGTATCGCCCTAGGAAGGCAACTCGAGACGAACGACAAGGCTTGGGCGGAGTGGATCTCCGATACGGAGCGGAAGTTTCCACTACAGCAGCGTGTGAACGCCGCGCGGGCTTTCCTGGACCGGCCGAAGAACGGGCAGACCTTCAGCCTCGGCTACGTATTCGCGATGATCCGGGATCGGGCTGGCGCGAACACAGGAAGCAACGGCGCCGCTGAACCCGAAGACGACGGCCGCGCCAAAGCGCAGGCAGCGATCGCGGCGTCGAGAGCGCGGATCGCCGAGCGCATGGCCAGCTCGAAGAACCGGAACGTGAAGCACTGATGGGCAAGATCCTCGAAGGCTTCGAGCAGGAGCAGGCGGTGTTGTGCGCGATCATGTTCGCGCCGGAGCAGCTGCCGGAAGTCTCGGCGCTCCTGATGCCGGACGACTTCGGGGACCTGCGCCACCGCGAAATTTACACAGCGATGCTGGAGCTCGACGTCGACGGGCAGCGAGCAGACCAGGCGTCGCTGATCGAGCGGCTCGACCCGGAAAAGTACCGGGAGACGCTGCAGCGGATCGCGCTCGACACGCAGGCGAACCCGGCGTCGTTCTACGCGAAGGCGGTGCGGCGGCATGGTATCCGCCGGCGCCTCGCCGACGAGTGTGTGCAGCTGGCGCGGCTCGCGCACGAATGGCACGGCGAGGTGGAAGGGCTGCTTGACGAGGCGGAGAGACGGGTCCTCGCGTTGCGTATGGATCGCGGGGAGAACGGATTCAAGCCAGTCGGCGCCATCTTGCGCAGGACCGTCGAGCGGCTCGAGGAGATGCAAGGCTCCGGCGAGGAGAATCCGATCAACGGGCTGCGCACCGGACTGATCGACTTCGACCTGCTCACTGGAGGGTTCCAGCCTGGGCAACTGATCATCATCGCGGCGCGGCCGAAGATGGGGAAGACGGCGCTCGCGCTGCAGATCGCTGGGAATGTGGCGCTCACTGGCGGCGGGGTGGGGATGTTCTCGCTGGAGATGACGGACCTGGAGCTCGGGCCGAGGTTGCTCGCCAGCGCGGCGAAGCTGAACACCGAGAAGTTCCGCTCCGGGCGGCTGACCGACAACGACTGGGCGGATCTCACCAGCGCGCGGGCGCGGCTGCAGGACAAGCCGCTGCACATCGACGACACGATGCACACCACCGTCGGCGAGATCCGCACGAAGGCGAGGCGACTGGCGCTACAGCTCGAGAAAGAGAAGACGCCGTTGCGGCTGATCATCGTCGACTACCTGCAGCTCGCCGGCGAGTACGGACAGCATCGGGAGCAGGAGATCGCCGCCATCTCGCGCGGGCTGAAGGCGCTGGCGAAGGAGCTCGCGCTCCCGGTCTTGGCGTTGTCGCAGTTGAATCGCTCAGTGGAAAAGAGGCCGGACAAGAGGCCGATCCCGAGCGACCTGCGCGACTCCGGTTCGCTCGAGCAGGACGCGGACGCCGTGGTCTTCCTCTACCGAGACGAGGTGTATCACCCGAACAGCGGGGACAGAGGGAAGGCCGAGCTGATCATCTCGCTTCAGCGCGGCGGGCCGCCAGGCGTGGCGGAGGTGAAGTTCGAAGAGCAGTTCCAAAGGTTCAGCAACATGTCGGCGCAACTGACGCTCAAGCAAGAGCCGAAGCGTGAAGAGCCGCCTCCGCCGACGGAGCGCTATCCGTGATTCCGAAAGGACAGAAGCCGCGGACGCCGATGGCGGTCGTCGAGGACGTGCTCATCCATTGCGACAACTGCCACCGCGAGAATGCCCCAGCAATCAAGATCGCATGGCTTCGATGCGCTCCGAAGAGTTGCCTGCGGTGTCTCGCCGCGAACCTCAATACGTTCGTGAGCTGGCGCGGGCCACCGCCGGACGTCGACGACGACTACCGCCGTGATGCGCCCAACTACGGGAGCGATCCGTGAGCACCCCCACCTCGCGCACGCTAGACCGTCTCCGCTCTGAAGGCTGGATACCCGAAGTCGTGGAGCAGAAGATCCACATCCCTGGCCCCAAGCCGCGCATGTTCAAGCGCGACCTCTTCGGCTGCATCGACGTGATCGCCTGCCACAAGAAGCTCGGCCAGACCCTCGGTGTGCAGTGCACGACCGGCGACAACCACGCCGCGCGCCGGACCAAGGCGCTCGCCGAGCCGCGGCTGAAGACCTGGCTGCTGTGCGGCAACCGGTTCGAGGTCTGGAGTTGGCGCAAGGTGGATGGGCGCTGGCAAGTCCGGCAGGAGGCGGTCTCGCTCGAACAGACGAAGGACTTGAGCGCGGCGGCGCCAGCGAAAAAGAAGCGGACGCGGAACGTAAAGCAGGTAGACTTGCCGCTCCTCGCACAAGGAGCAGCATGAGAGCCCCGGCCAGCACGCGGAAGCCTGATCTGCTCGATGCCTTGGTGGCGATGAGCGGTCCAGGCTTCTCGGTCGGCATCTCCGAAAAGCACCTGGCGGCGGCGCTGGAAGAGACGGTGCGCGGCACCAGCGGCGAGGGCGCGGAGGCGATCTATCTCTGTGTGACCGAGATCGATCACCTCCACGTCGAGAGCAGCCTCAAGCGGTGCTGCAAATGCCGCGGCCCCGCATTCCATGACGCCCTCGTGCGCATACCCGAGAACTCCACGTTCCTGTGCCTTAAGTGTGCGCGGCCGGCACTGATGAAGGCGGCATCGAATGGAGCGGCCTAGATGAGCGACCCCGTCAACGGCGTTCCTCCGGTCCCGGCTGCGCCGCATCTGAACCCGCGCGAACTCCCGCCGACGTTCGCGGCCTGGCCGACGCTGGTCGCCTGCCTGATCATGGACAACGAGGCGGCGCACCTCCAGGTCACCATCGGGCAGCTGCGCTTCGTCGGTCAGCACCAGCTCGCGGGCATCTACGCGAACGTGGCGGGGCAACTCGCGGGGATGCGGGAGCAGTACTTCCGGCAGCAGCAGAGCGGGATCGTGCTGGCGGGTCCTGGAGATGTGCCGAGGGGGTGAGGCGTGGCCGAGAGGACCATGCGCGAGATGCGAGACGAGATCGCGCTGCACGTCTACTACGCGATCATCGAGGAGGTGCTCCATTTAAGGGAGGCGCTGTCCACGGAGATGTTCAAGGTGTGGGCGGATGCGTCGCTTGAGGCGGCGGAGACGTTCCTCGCCAAGCGCTACGACGCGGACAACAAGCCTCGCTTTGGGCGGTGAGCCCATGCTGCGCGCCTACCCGCAAACCGTCGCCGAGTTGTCCTGGTACTACGAGCAGGCGCCGAGCGAGGTCGGGCCGCTGAAGTCCACCTGGCCGGCCGAAGTCAGGGCCGCAGCCGAACGATGGGGCGCCCACAACAACCCACCAGACGAGAACCGTTCGCATCCAGTCCACGTCCCTGCTAGCCAGCCATCCTGCACCGCCCCCGAAGAGAACTGGCACGCCATCGCCGCCGCCGGCCGCGAACGGCGCATCCGAGCAGCCCTCGCCGGCGCCAACCATGCTGCCCGCCGCGACCCGCGCTGGACATGCCCCGCCCCTCCATCCTGGGTGCTCCGTCTCCGCTTCCGCGAGCTCGTCCTGCCCGCGCGCGTGCCGTTCGGTCTCTCCGGCCAGGCCGCCCGCCGCGGTCGCCCGATCAACGCCGCGATCGGCATCCGCCTCAATCCCGCGCGCGGGCCCGGCAACCTCGCCCACCTGGTGCCGGCGGCGCTGGACGCGTGGAAGGCCGCGCGCACCCGCCGCGGCATCGCCAGCTGGACCGACCAGCTCGGCATCCGCCTCGGTCCTGACGGCGGTTGCACAGCGGCAGAACGCGATCTCTCCAGGGTCATCGCCCAGCAGTGCGAGCTGCTCGAGGCGCAGGCCATCGCTCAGTACAGGACCGCCATCGTGCGCGTCCCAGAGCGCGTCCGGCGCGCGGCGCGGGACGCGGCGTAGGGTCCGCCAGGCTCCGTCAGGGTCCACGGCGCCATTCCAGCCAGCCAGCTTGTTGTACCAGAGCCGCCTCGCGCGCCAGAGGATGACGCGCCGCGTTCTGGTCAGATCTGGTCCGATCTGTTCCGTGCGTGACAGCACCCTATATAGGGAGGCAGGCTGGCGATCGGGCATGCCGCCCGCTGAGGGAGCATGCCAAGATTCGTTGCCCGACCCTTCTTCAGGCTGCGCGATCTCGTAAACCTGCTGAACGAGTACGAAAAGACGCGGCCACAGGACCAGCGCGAGATCTGGAACCGGAAACGGGTCCGTACCGTGCTGCGTCAATTCGGCATCGCTCCACAAGGGGCGGGTGAGCGGTTTGCAGCTGTTGTGACTTTCGAGCAGCTGCGGACCATGGCCCCTGATCTGGTGGACAGCATGCTGAACCTCGACGCGTACGAAGACGCGCAAGCCGCGTGACTCCAACAGAACCAGCCGCGGAGTGGGTGCCTCTGGAGAAGCTGAAGCCGTGGGCGCAGAACCCGCGCAAGAACGATGCGGCTGTAGAGAAGGTGGCCGAGTCGATCCGCCGCTTCGGCTTCGGCGCGCCGATCGTCGCGCGCAAGGCGAACGGCCAGATCATCGCCAGGCACACCCGGCTGCGCGCCGCGCTGCAACTCGGGATCGATCCGGTCCCGGTCCGCTATTTGGACATCGACGCCGCCCAGGCTCAGTTGCTGGCTCTGGCAGACAACCGGACCGCCGAGACCGCCGAGTGGGATGGCACCGCGCTAGGCCGCGTGCTCGAGCAGCTCAAGGCCGAAGACGCCGACCTGGCCGCCTCCGGGTTCGACCAGCAAGAGATCGACCAGATACTGGCCGATCTGCAGGCTGGACGGCTCCAGGACGTCCGCGAGGATTCGATTCCTGAGCCTCCGTCCGCCCCGGACAGCGCTTTTGGGCAGGTTTTCGAGCTTGGGCCCCACCGGCTGGTGTGCGGCGACAGCACGGCGGCTGAGTCGTTGGAATTGGCGCTGTGCGGCAAGAAAGCGGACCTACTGTGGACGGACCCTCCGTACAACGCCGCGATCGTCGGAGGCTCGCATGCGCTCACGCCAGCGGAGCGGCTGAAGATCGGCGGCAAGGTCATCGAGAACGACTCGATGGACAGCGCGACGTTCCGGGCGTTCCTACGGTCTGCCTTCGCTGCCATTGACGGAGGAATGCGTCCTGGCGCGGCCTTCTACATTGCGCACGCCGACCGCGAGGGAGAGAACTTCCGCGCCGCTGTCCGCGAGACCGGGTGGAAGCTCGCGCAGTGCCTGATCTGGGTGAAGGACCGCTTCGTGATGGGTCGGCAGGACTACCACTGGCGGCACGAACCGATCCTCTACGGCTGGAAGGAAGGCGCCGCGCATCTGGCGCTCGAGGATCGCACTCAGGACACGGTCTGGGAGTTCGAGCGCCCAGCGCGAAACCCAGAGCACCCGACGATGAAGCCGCCGGAGTTGATCGGACGCTCCATCCGCAACAGCACCAAGACCGGCGACATCGTACTCGACCCGTTCGGCGGCTCAGGCTCGACGCTGATCGCCGCCGAGCGCCTCGGTCGCAAGGCCGTGCTGATCGAGAAGGATCCCGGCTACTGCGACGTCATCCGACAGCGCTGGGAGCGGTTCCAGCGGTCGGTCTCCAATGCCCGCCGTTGAGCTTTCCGGCGACGTGCTGCAGCGACTGCTCGACTTGATCCGGGTCGGCAACACGCTCGAGGTCGCCGCAGCCGCAGTCGGCGTCGACCAGGCGCTGATGCGGGCCTACATCGAGGCCGGCAAAGAGGAACGGATCGGGCCGCATCGCGAGTTCCTGGACGCGGTCAGCAAGGCGCAGGCGGAGGCGGAGTCGCTCGACGCGGCCCGCATCGCCAAGGCGTCGGCGACGAATTGGAAGGCAACCGCGTTCGCGATGAGCGAGCGGCGGCGGCACAAGGTCATTCGCATCCTGCGCGGCGGGCGAGCATGAGCATCAGGAAGATTCCGCCAGGCCTGAAGACCGAGATGCTCCGGCTCTGCAATGAGGGCAAGGACAGCTCCGAGATCGCGCAGTGGCTGTGGACCGAGCACAAGATCGAGGTGAGTTCCGGATCGGTGCGCAAGGCATTGCGGGCCCGCCGCAGCGAGATGGCCGACGTCGCGAAGAGCGTCGTCCGTGAGGAACTACGCAAGGAACTGCTGCCGGCGATCGAGGCCGTCACCAGGGTCATGCGAAGGGCCCAGCGCGCCGAGCGTGCTGCAGCAGCGATCGGGGAGATCCCGCTCATGCTGAAGGCCCACGACCGGCAACTCAAGGCGGCGAACCTGCTCCTGCACTACGCCGGGCTGAACCAGCCGGACAACGTGGCCCCCGTCGCTGGCAAGTCGTTCGATACGCGCGAGGCGCTGCTGCAGCGGATCAAGGTGCTGGCCGGCGTCGTGGACCCGAAGACCGAGCCGCAGGTGCACTGAAGAGCATGAACGATCCCCGCTTCGACGTCGGTCCGCAGATCCGGCAGGCCATCAAAGACAACCCGCCGATGACGCGCGAGGAGGAAGTGCGCGTCGGCCGGCTGGCCCGCGACGGCGACAAGCGCTGCACTGGATCAACGCCATGCTCGATGACGGCATCGGCGCCAACGAGCAGATCGTCCGGCTGCCCAAACGCCGTGCTCGTCTCTGGGCGCGCAAGCAGGGCGGGGAAGTCCCGACGGTAGTGTTCTCGTTGGACACACATCCTCGGAACGAGACGAACGAAGACTGCGACCTGACCTTCCTGGATCTGTTGGAGTCCGGCGAACCGTCGGCGCACGACGAACTCGAGCACGAGGAACACCTGGCGGCGATATGGGCTCGGCTGCACGAGGTCGGGTTCACTGCCCGCGAGATCGACATCATCAAGTCCAGGTTCATGGCCGACCCGCGCGAGAAGCTGCACGTCATCGGCGACCGCTACGGCATCTGCCGCGAACGGATCCGGCAACTGCAGCAGGAACTCCTTCCTCGACTGCGAGCGCACTTCAGCGACCTCGCCGCGTAATGAGATGGGACGACGCGGCCCAAGCCGTGGAGCAAGCTACTCGGCGCCATGGTGGGAGAGCGTCGGTGACGTACTCGTGTCCGGGCTGGATGGGTACATGAGCGAACGGGAGCGCAGACTGACACTGCTGCGGAAGGAACTGGCGCGCCTGCGCGCCGCGCCGTTTCAGACCGTCCCGATCTACACCCTGGCCTGGTACCAGCGAGAGATTGAGCGTCTCGAAGGCATCGCCGCCGAGACCCGTAACCACTGAGGCAGCAATGACCGTGGGCGCCTGGAAAACCGTGGGCGCTGCGTTGGCGGCGGCCGCGATCGGCGCGGGCGGTGTGGTGGCGAAGGGGCTGCGGCAGAACTCAAGCATCCAGGAGAAGCTCGACCAGGTCGTTGCGGATGTGGCTCAGATCAGGAGCGACGTCCGGATGCTGAAGTGCACGGCTGGGTTCCCTGGCGACTGCCCCGGGCAGGCTCAGCACGGACCGTGACGCCGTGTGCATCGACATCAACCCGGACGCGCTCTGGTTCGCGCTGATCATGGCGAGCATCGTCACCGCTGGCGTCGTGCTGGCGCGCCTGGGAGCGACGAAGTGACGCGGAAGTGCTGGACGCCGAACTGCGACCGCGGTGCGGTCGAGGGCGTGCGCACCGAAGGCGTCATCGCCCAGAGCGACGGAGCGCGCGCGGGTACGGTCTACGCCTGCGAGTGCCAGTGGAAGCGGATCGATCCGATCCCTAGCGAAATGAAGTCGAACGGCTGGACCGCCTCGAGGTCTCCATGCGGACCGGACGACGTCGACGCGCGCTGAAGCCGCACGAACGGCTGGCGCTCTGGCTGCTCTTCACCTTCGCGTGGTGCCTATGAAGGCGACGATCACTCTCCCTGACCGGACGAAGATCGATGTCGACGCTAGCCTCCAAGAGATCATGCGTCTCGTCGCTGAGCACAGCGCGATCGATGTCGACGCTAGCCTCCAAGAGATCATGCGTCTCGTCGCTGAGCACAGCGCCAGCGTCTTCATCCCGGCCTGCACCTGCGACTCCACCTTTCCTTGCCTGCAGCACCCGCGCTTTCCACGCCGCATCGACGGATGAACCTCACCCATTACCCGCCCGTCATCCGCGTCCGTCGTCCCAAGCGAGAGCAGGTCGAGACGCAGGTCTCCGCGGCGCCGTGCCTGGTGCCGAGACGGCCATTCGGTAGCGACGTGCGTCGGCAGGTGCTCGGCGAGTTCACCGCGGCCGCGCGCCGCCTTGCGGGGTAGCCCATGCACTACAAGAACGGACGTGAGGCGAAGAACGGCGACAAGGTCGTGGTGTTCCCGAGCTACGGACCGCCGATGATCGGCATCCTGTACGACGCCGTGGCGGGCAACGACTTCTGCAACGGGCGCGTCGCGGTGATCGCGGCGACCGACCCCGGCGTGAACCTCAAGGAAGCGCTGCACTTCGACGACGTGCTGAAGGCGCTCCCAGCGGAAGTGCCCGACTCGTCTGCGTGACCACCGCGAAGGCGATCGCGAAGGTCCTCGCTGCGAAGTCCGACGAAGAGCAGCTGCGCATCATCGCCCAGCTCTCCGACGCCGAACGCACCGAGCTGCACCGCTGCACCGAAGGCCTGCTGGAGTTCATCCCACGGATCTCGCCGGACCTGAGCACCCCGAGGCATCTGCAGCCGCTCGTCGACGCAATCGAGAGCACGCTGGAGACGCCGGGCCTGTTCGTGGTCTCGACGCCGCCGCAGCACGGGAAGACGTTCCTCTGCGAGCACGCCATCGTCTGGCTCATGCAGCAGAACCCGAAACGTCGCCACGCCTACGCGACGTACGAGACAGATCGCGCGGACAAGATCAGCGACGCGACCCGGCAGCTCGCCGCCCGCGCCGGGTTCCACACCACCGGCACGCGCAAGTTCTGGACGAACGAGTACGGAGGATCGCTGTTTTCCACCGGGACAGGAGCCGGGTTTACAGGTGAGCCGGTCGACGGATGCCTGATCGTCGACGACCCGCACAAGAACCGCCTGGAGGCCGAGTCCGGCGTCTACCGCCAGCGAGCTGATGACTGGATGCGCAGCGTCGCCCGGACGCGCATGCACCCCAGCGCCTCCGCGATCGTGGTCGCCACCCGATGGCATACCGACGACCTCGCCGGCCGGATGATCGACCGCGGCTGGACGAAGATCCGGCTACCGGCCATCGACGAGCACGGCAAGGCGCTCTGGCCCGAACAGCGCCCGCTCTCGTTCCTGACGACGCTGCGCGAGGAACTCGGCGAGTACGACTGGGCATCGCTCTACCAGGGCGAGCCGCGGACCAAGGGCGGCGCCGTCTTCGGAGACGTGCACCTCTACGACCCGAAGTCGATCAATTGGAACGGATCCCGCGTCGCGCTCGGAGTCGACTGCGCCTACAGCGCGAAGACGCACGCCAACTACTCCGTCGGCCTGGTGCTGGTGGAGCTCGGCGGCCTCTACTACCTGCGGGAAGTGCAGCGGCACCAGGTCAAGACCGAGCCCTTCAAGGCCGTGCTCGACTCGCTCAGAAAGACGTACAGCATCCGGAAGTCGCGCTGGTACACTTCTACTACCGAGGAAGGCACCGCCGAATTGCTCGGCGTCACCCCCGAGCTGGCCCGCGGAGACAAGTTCGTCCGCGCCCAGCCGGTCGCCGCAGCCTGGAACGCCGGCAAGGTGCTGGTGCCCGAGAAGGCGCCGTGGGCGGACGCGTTCGTGTCGGAAGTGGTCAGCTTCACCGGAATCGACGACCCGAAGGACGACCAGGTGGACGCTCTCGCAGCTGCGTACGACGTGCTCGCACGGCCGTCGGCGTCGTACGACGGGTTGCCCAGCGGCGTGGACATGCCGAAGCGGAGGATCTGATGGCGAAGGAAGTGGAGATCTTCAAGCTGCGGGACAGATCCCCGACGACAGGAGAGACCGAATACATCTTCGAGGTCATCTGCCGCTGCGAGCGGTCTGGCGGAATAGGCGTGTACACGGCGGCGATCGCCGTTCCCGTGCGCGACGCAACTCCGGAACGGGAGCGCATCATCCGCGAGGCGCTCCGTCGATCGTACCTCGATCACCGCGGGCAGAAGCACTGATGCTCTGCGGGGATTGCAATCGGGACCGGCCTCCTTGGCACAAAGTCATTCCGTTCGGCTGGGCCTACGAAGGCCAGACCTGGGACGACGCGAACGAGCGCCTCGCAACGGTCATCGTCTGCGAGTTCCTCTATTGGGGAGGTCGCTGATGGCATCGGTCAAGGTCGTCGTCACCGCCCTGCAGCGCTACTGGGCCGCCGGCCGCTGCTGGGAAGGCGGCGTCACCGAGGCCGTGCTCGAGGACACTCCGGAGCGTTCGCTCGCATCGCAGCTGGCGGAATTGGACGCAGCGAAGGGCGGCGTGCGGCTGGCTGACAGCGAGCTGAGCCGCGGGAACCCGTTCGCGCAGCGGACTCCGTGCATGCTCACGTACCGCATCGTCGAGGATCCGCCGCCGGCGCCGGTCGAGGCCGTAGTAGTGCCCTCGCAATCGGTCGCCGGCGCGACCGCAAAAGAGGCGGAGTCTGGCGTGCTCACCGCTATGCCGCCCTCTGCACCTCCGCCGGAAGCCAACATACCAGACGTCGCAGGCGAGCCGCAGCGATGAGGGTCTTCAACACGTACGGCCCCACCGCCAGCGGCGCCGCCGGCTTCCATTCCGGCAATGCCGTGCTCTCGTTCTCCTGCACCTGTGGCGCGATGGCCTGCGCTGCGAACCCGATGGGGCATCCTCCGATGCACGGGCCGACCTGCCAGATGACGCCGCCGAACGAGCGGCATCTCTGGAACCGGATCCTTGAGCTGGAAGCGACTGTGCAGGCACTCGAAGCGCGCGTGACCACGGGCGGCTGATGTCCGGTCCGCGCGCGCACGTCTCGCTGACCTCGAACGGCAAGCGCGTCGCGGTCCTGGCCTCGTCTCTACCCGAGGCGCAGCGGCCGGCGCAGTGGCAGTGGCTCTCGGCCTGGCTCGGCGACAACTGGATGCCGATCGACATGACCGGCAACGGCGCTCTGAACGACTTCGCCCTCGTCCTCGAGCAGCGATCTGGAGCATTGATGCGACTCGCCGCCTTCGTCACCGTCAAGGAGAAGAACGACGGCACCATCAAGATCAAGGCGCGCACCGACGACGTCTCGCAACTGCCGGACAAGTGGGACTCCGGCCTCGCGGTCTGGACGCAGGCGGGCTGGGACCTGATCCAGGTCTCCGGCAGCCGAGATCGCGGCTTCGGCTGGCTCCTGGTGAAGAACGCGGACGACGGGAGCGCCTCGTGAGCGTGTTCCTGCTGATGAGTGATGACCGCGTCGACTGCCATTGCCATTCAGATTCATTCATGGGTTGCGGCTGCGTCTTCGTGGGCGGGACGACCGGCACGGTCTACACCGCGCACGCGTCGCAGTCGGCTGCGAACGACGCACTGGCCGACACCGAACGGCGGAAAGCTGCTCAGCGAGAGACGCTCGACGCATGGGGCAAGCGGTCATGGGATGAGAACCCGATCCGCTACAACCCGGATGAGCCCAAAGGGACGCTGCGCGTCGTGCATGCCATCGGGGACCGCAATCAGCGCCGCGCGAAATGGATGGAGGCGAATCCGCTTCCTCTGATGGACCTGCAGCACCGTTTCTGGGTGGTTGAGGTGGGGCCGTGAGCGAGCAGGCATCGAGTCCACGGCTGGCGCCGCTGCCTGCCGTCGACCGGGCGCTGGTCGTGGCCGATGTGCTCTCGTTCGCGAAGAAGGACTGCCACCGCTGCCGCGGTGCCGGGTTCTACATCTCGATCTTCCACAAAGGTGCGGACGGCGAGACGAAGGTTCCGCAAGCCTGCCGCTGCGCAGTTGCCAGACTGAAGAAGCAGCACGGCGCGGACATCGTGCTGGTGAACGAGTCGCCGTTCTGGAAGGCGGGGAAGGCTCCTGCGCTGCCAGGTCAGCCAACGAAGCCGGCCGCGCACGTCGGGCCCTACGCTGCCGACTGCGTTCTGGACGCCGGGCACGCTGGTTCGTGCGAACGACCAGCCATCTAGGGGCACTACATGACGCTCGAGGCGGCCCTCAAGAAGCGGCCGTCGAAGGCGCTCGATGCTGTCGCCCCGCGCGGTGGCACGACTCCGTCTCCGGACGGGGTTCGCTCTTCGTGGAGCAATCCGGCCGACCGGAAGGCGCGCGTCGACGTCCCGGTCGTCAGCTTCACGGACTTCGACTCGGTCGGCCAGGTCAAGAGCGCGCTCTTCCAGCTCGAGCGCGGCATGTTCTCGCTCGCCGCGCAGCTCGTCGACCGGATGTTCTGGGACGACCGGATCAAGGGCGTCACGGACACGCGGCTGAACAGCCTGACCGCGCTGCCCATGGTCTTCGACGGGCAGAACTCGGCGACGCTGCAGAAGGCGTGGCCGAAGATGTGCCCGGAGGAATCGGTCAAAGAATTGCTCAAGTGGGGCCTGTACCTCGGCTTCGGCCTGGGCCAATTGCTCTGGCAGACGGGCGATCAGGCCAATTTCAAGCTCAAGGTGTGGCACCCGCAGTTCATCTACTGGCGCTGGGACACGCGCAGCTTCTGGGTCACCACCATGTCCGGGCCAGCGGAGGTCGTCCCTGGCGACAAGCAGTGGGTGCTCTACACCCCGTACGGCTACCAGCTCGGCTGGATGCAGGGCCTCGTCCGTAGCTTGGCGATCCCGTTCATGTGCCGGCAGTGGGCGTTCCGGGACTGGGCGCGCAGCTCGGAAGTGCACGGTCTGCCCATCCGCGGGCTGCAGGTTCCGGCGGAAGCGAAGCGCGAGGACAAGGACCGCGCGCTAGCGGATCTGGCGGCGCTCGGACGCGAGACGGTGATCATGCTGCCGCGCGCTTCCGACGACGACATGTTCGATCTGAAGCTGATCGAGGCGTCGACCGACTCGCACAAGACGTTTCAGCAGCTCGTGGAGATGTGCAACAACTCGATCGCGATCTGCCTGCTCGGGCAGAACCTCACGACCGAAGTAGAAGGCGGGAGCCGCGCGGCAGCCCAGGTCCACGATCGCGTCCGCGGCGACCTCCTGAAGTCGGACGCGAAGTCGATAGGGACCTGCCTGCGGGAGCAAGCGATCGCACCGTGGGCGCTGCTGAACTTCGGCACCGACCTGGACTCGGCACCGACCGCGACCTGGAACGCCGATCCGCCAGAGGACAAGAAGGAGCAGTCGGCCGCGCTGCAGCAGCTCACCGGCGCGCTCGCCACCGCCGTCTCGCAAGCGCTTCCGGTCGATATCCGGGCGGTGCTCGACGAGTACGACGTGCCGACGGTGACGCCGGCGCAGGAAGCGCAGATGAAGGCCGACAAGGCGGCGAAGGACGCGGCCGACGCGGCGGCGAAGGCGAAGGGTGTGGCTCCAGCGAAATGAGCCGGTTGCCCTGCTTGGATTGCTTCTGGCAGCTCGTCCGCGATCGCATCGCTTGGAAGTTGCCGGAAGGCTGGCTGCGGCGCGGTTACCGAATCCATTTCTGGCGTTGCTTTGGCTGGGCCTTGCGGAAGGGTTGGGCGAAATGAAGCGCGCGACCCTCTCCGTCGAGCTGGACCTCTCCATGGGGCCGCCTCAGGACTTCCGCATCTTCCCGGCCGGCAGCTTCGAGACGACCAAGGGCACCTTCCTCTTCGACGGCCAGGCTGCCCGGAGCGTGATGGCCGCGGTCGCCGACTGGGGCAACGACTACTGCGTCGATTACGCGCACTCGATGCTCGGGTTCTTCAACGTCGACCCGGCCAAGTCGATGAAGGCGGCCGCCTGGTTCACGCCGCAGCTGCGCCAGGGCGAGCTCTGGGCAACGGCGGTGCGCTGGAACGACGAAGCGCGGTCGATGCTCGGCAAGCGCGAAGCCCGCTACGTGTCCCCGGCCTTCAACATCGAGGACGGCGACGACAACCGGATCTCGGAACTGATCAACGTCGCCCTGACCAATATTCCGGCTACGAAGAAGCAGACGCCACTCGTCACCTCTCGTGACCGCAACGATACGAACCCCCGCAAGGAGCGCTACATGGGCAAGAAGAACAAGTCCGCGACCAACGCCATGACCCTGTACAAGCTCGGCCTGCCTCCGAACGCGAGCGAGGACGACGTCATGGCCGCGCTCGACGGACTGCGCGAGAGCGCCCGCGTCGCCGACGTGACCAAGGCCCGCATCGAGGCCGACGCCAAGGCGAAGGCCGAAGCGGAAGAGAAGGCCCGCAAGGTGCGCGAGGGCGAGACCGATCTCGCCACGCTCGCCGCGAAGGGCGCCGCCGACGCGACCACATCCGACAAGTCGCGCGCCGATTCCGAGAAGCAGCTGATCGAGCTCACCGGAGCGAAGAGCTACGGCGAGGCGCTCGGCGTGGTCCTCTCGCTCAAGGCCGACGTGGCGCGCATTCCGCAGCTCGAGGCGGAACTGGCCGCGCTGAAGACGCAGGGCCAGGGCGCCACCGCCGAGATGCTGGTGGAGCAGGGCATCCGCGAGGGCAAGATCTCCCCGGCACAGAAGGAGCTGTGGCTCCAGATCGGGAAGAAGAACCCGGAGATGCTCGCCGGCTTCCTCAAGACCGCGTCCGCAGTGGTGCCGCGCAAGCCGGCCGAGTCGCCCGAGCACAAGCCGCGCATCGCGCTCACCGCCGAGCAGTTGAAGGCCGCCGCCAAGATGGGAATCACCGACCCGAAGGCGCTCGAGAAGTTGCAGGAGCAGATGGCCGAGGCCGCTGCGATCCGCGCGACCGGCTAGTACCGCCCCGCCACCGACAACCGATTCGCTCCACCTCACCGATCCACGGGACGGCCAGAGCCGCGCCCAGGAGATACCCGCATGGCCTTCCTCACCGCGATCCGCAACACGCTCAAGTTCAAGGACACCGCGATCATGGACCTGCACTTCGTCCCCATCGCGGACAACGTGACCATCTACGTCGGCGGCATGGTCGGCCTGAACTCGGCCGGTCTCGCTGTCCGCGGCGGAGACGCCACCTGCGTCACTGTGATCGGCAAGGCGGAGGTCCCCTACCTGCCGCAGCCGGTGAGCCAGAACACCACCCCGAACACGTCCTACAACAACACGTACACCGGCCACGCGGCGAGCTCGCTGCAGGTGGCGGTCCGGACAGGCGTGTTCAAGTGGGCGAACGGCTCCGCGGCGGACGCGCTCACCCAGGCGGACGTCGGCCAGGACGTGTTCGCCATCGACGATCAGACGGTTGGCCGCGTCCCCAGCACCGGTCGCCCGCGCGCCGGCAAGATGGTCCTGCTCGACGCGGACGGCGGCATCTGGGTCTCCATGGGCTACTTCGGCCAGGTCGGCCTCGCCACGCAGATCCTGACCCTCCCGGTCACCCTCACCTCGCTGGTGGTCGGCGGCGGCACCATCGCCGGCCCGATCACGCTCGGCTTCGCCTGCCGCATCATGGGTATCTCCTACGTCGCGGCCGTCACCGGCACCGGCGCGGGCGCGACCTTCGCCGTCAACCTGCAGATCGGCGGCGTCTCGACGACCGGCGGCGTCTGCGCCATCACGCTGGCGAACACCGGCTACGCGGCCACGCCCGTGCTCGGCACTGCGGTCACGGCGCTGAACATCGTCTCGCCGACCTCGACGATCACGCTCATCAACGCGGCCGGCACCGTGTTCACCGCCGGCTCCGGCTACTTCCTGATCCAGCTGGCGTAACTCCGAACCCTTCCCCTCACCCGCAATCGCAATACCTCGCAGCGCCGCCCTCGACGGGTGAGGCGCACAAGGACGTGCCCCCATGGAACTGATCCAGAGCAACATCGACTTCCTCTGGTACGGCTTCAACAACATCGTCCAGCAGGCACTGATGTCCACGGTGACCTACTGGGCGACGATCGCCAGCCAGACCACCTCCAGCACGCGGCAGGAAGTGCACGCCTGGATCGACCGGCTCCCGCTGATGCGAGAGTGGCTCGGCGAGCGGCAGATCCTGAACCTCCAGACCCGCGCGTACACGCTGATCAACAAGGACTACGAGGCGACGGTCGAGATCGACCGGAACCCGCTCCTCGACGATCAGTTCGGCATCTTCAACGCGCGCGCCCAGGCCCTCGGGATGAGTGGTGCACTCTGGCCGGATCAGCTGGTGATCACCGCGCTGCAGAACGGAGACGCCACCGCCTCCGTCTGCTACGACGGGCAGCCGTACTTCAACGCGTCGCACCCGCAGGACCCGGACAACCCTTCCTCGCCGACGCAGTCGAACCTGTTCAACACCGCCGGATCCGGCGCGCGTCTGCTCACCTCCGCCAACTTCGCCTTCGTCCGCGCGAGCATGATGGCATGGAAGGGCGCCAACGGGTTCCCGGTCAACACCATGCCGGACACCGTCTACGTCCCGCCGCTCCTCGACGTCACCGCGCGGCAGATCGTGCTGGCCGCCTTCACCGCCCCGGCCGCGGCCACCGGCCAGAACGCCGCTGCCGCGCAGCAGACCAACGTGCTCCAGGGAATGGCCCAGGTGGTCACGATCCCCAAGCTCGCCGGCGACGACACCACCTGGTACACGGGCGACACGAAGACGCTCGGCGCCATCGTCCGCGGGATCATCTTCCAGGTCCGGCAGCCTGTGCAGGTCGTGCAGAAGACCGCGCCGAACGATGACAACGTGTTCAAGACCCGCAAGTTCCTCTGGGGAATCGACGCCCGCGGAAACGCTGGCTACACGCTGCCGTTCCTGATGGCGAAGTGCGGCGCCTAGCCGTTCGCCTTCCGGTGGCTGTCCCAGGTCTCGCCGGCCAAGCGTAGAAACGCCGCGCGGTCGGTGATGTGCAGTGACCTGTCGCATTGCATCGCTGCGGCCGCGAGCAGGGTGAACACGACCGCCTCGGCCGGCACGGTCGTTCCCTCCAGCTTGTTCAGCGCCTCGATGATCCGGTTCATCACCTGCCGGCCTGCCTCGTGAAATTCGACGGTGTCCATTTCCAGGAGTATCGCATGCCCTCTACCCCTGTTCGTGTGCTGGTCATTGTCCCCGAGCGCCGTTTCACCCGCGACGACGGGAGCGACGGAGTCGAGCCCGGGTTCTGGGCCGGCGGCCGGTTCTGGCCCAACGGCGAGACCGAGGCAGTCCTGGAAGACGACCCGCCTGGGCCGCCCTTCCAGTTCTACGACTTCGACAAGCGCGAGGCGGTCGAGGCGCGCCAGCCCGGCCTGACGGTGGCCGCGAAGCTGCGCCATCTCGAGCACGCCAAGGGCGGGCAGATCATCGTCCTGCCGGACGGGTACAAGACCCGGACGATCAAGACGCCGATGCTGCTCACCTACAAGGTGCTCGGCGAGGTGAAGCCGGAGAAGCAGCAGGCGCAGGCGAGGTAGCCCGTGGCGCTGCTCACTCCGACGCCGTACGCGAGCCTCGCCGACCTGACGACCTCCGGGCTATCCGCGTCGGCGCTGGGCACGGTGACGACCGCGCAGCAGCAGGCCTTCATCGATGCGGCGAACGCCAAGATCGACAGCTACATCGGCGCGAAGTTCACGCTCCCGCTCACCTCCTGGGGCGCGGATCTGCGAGACGCCTCGGTCGCGATCGCGGCCTTCAGCCTGATCGCCTTCCGTGGATTCGACCCCGAAGATCCGGGCGACGTCGTCTTCCAGAACCGAAAAGACGAAGCGCTGGCCTGGCTCAAGCTCATCTCCAAGGGCGAGGTGACGCCGCTGGTGGCCGACTCGGCTGCGGGCGGCAAGGGCGGCGCTGGCGGAAATCCGTTCACCTCGCAGGCGCGCACGACCTACAGCACGACGCAGGCCGTGCTCGACGGCCAGGTCACCATCAATTCAGACCCGCAGGCCGGACAGGTGATCATCGGTCGCCCGGCGCTCCGCGGCTGGTAGCTGAAAGGGGCGCGCGATGGCTTCCGTCTACGGCCTAAGTTTCACGTGGGCGGTCACCACGCCAACCGCCAATGCGTGGGCGGAAGTCGCGCGGACCGAGGGCCTGCTCGAATACAACAAGGCCATCGGGACGGCGAACCTGATCGGCGCGGTCGGCGGGACGCTCGACATCGTCATCCAGACGAACTACGGGCGCGGCCTGGGCCAGTCCGGAGCCGGTTTCTGGAAAGACCTCGCCCGCTTCAACCAGCTCGCCGCCAGTGCGGCGGCGATCTCGTGGAACATCGTGCTCACCCGCGGCATCGGCGGCACGCTGAACGCGCCCTCCGCGACGAACACCATCGACGGTCCGCTCGGTGGGTACACGCCGACGATCGCCGTCAACACCATCATCCCGCAGCAGCTTGGAGATACGCTACGGCTCCTCGTCCTGCCCGGGGCGGGCACGACCGCAGGCGCGGCGCTCAGCTTCGCCTTCGACTCCAGCCCGTGAGCGACTTCGAGCTCATCGGCGGCACGCAGGAGATCGACACGCTCTCCCGCGCGGTCGCTCGCATGGGCAGGGCAGAGTGGAAGCGCGACCTGCTCGCCAGCCTCGCCGACGCGGCACTCGATCTGGTGCGGCAGGAGTTCGCCATGAGCCGGGACCCGTACGGCAATCCCTGGGCGCCCTTGAAGAAGCGACGCGCTGGCGGGCCGGTGCTGGTCAAGAGCGGCCGCATGCAGGGCCGCATCCGCCGCCGCACTTCGTCCATCGGCTTTACGCTGGTCTCGCCTGTGCCCTACTCGGGATTCCACCAGAGCGGCACGCAGCGAATGGTACAGCGCCGCATCTTCCCTGACGCTGATCTGATCCCGCCGGAGTGGACGCGCATCTTCGAGCGGATCGCCGAGGAAGCGGTCACCAAGGCGCTGCTGGCGAGTCTGTAGATGGCGCTCAAGGACGTGCTCGCCCCGGTCAATACCATCCTGACCACCAACGGCGCGCTCTCCCTGACGCCGGGCACTCCAGCGCTCGAGCTCGGGTCGACCCCGAAGCGCGATCGCACTGCGACGCCGCGCGTGACCTGGGTGCCGGCGCAGGACACCTTCGTCATGCGCCCGCCGGCCATGACCAAGGCGGTGCAGGCGGCCTTCATCGCTGCCAACCCCGGCAAGCAGATCCCGCGCATGCTCTACACGCGGCTGGCCGGACTCGAATGCCATATCTGGGCCGGCATCCTGGGCAGTGCCGACGACTACAGCGCGAGCGAAGCGCTGCTCGGCTCGGTGATCTCGGCCTTGCGTCATCAAGCGTACGGGGCCATCGACCTGAACGGCAGCGCCTGGGTGAATCCGCGCAGCTCGGAAGGGAACCTGCTCGGCCACCGCTACGTGCTGAACCTCACCATCGCGATACCGGTGCTCGAGGTGCAGGACAACGCGCCGGGCGTCTCCGAGCAGACGACGCTGACCACCTTCACGCCGCAGACGAACCAGATGGGGCCGATCCCGCCGGGTGGATCCACCGTCACGAATCCCTAGGCTCGTCCTCGCTGGCCTCGAAAAAGGACTTCGGGTGCTCGATCTGCTTTCCGGTGACGTGGTTGTACAAGCAGCAGCCGCAGAACCCGTCGTCGTGGACGCAGGATGGGAAGCAGCGGCAGCACCGCTTCCAGCCCGCGGACTCCATCGTGGCCTTTCTCAACTCGCGGAGCTTGGCGCTGATCGCGGCCAGCTTCGTGGATAGCCGTTCTTTCTCGGCAACCAAGTCACTGTACTCGAGCGGCAAGTGAAGCATCGCCTCTCAGCATAGCAGGGAGCCCACCCATGTCCGACCAGGACCGCGCGCCCGCGCCGCTGGATACGTCTGCGCCGCCGGCGAAGATGCCGGTCTCGTTCTGGCTCGGCCGCAAGCGCCCGCCGGAGCCGCAGCACGACGCCGACCGCAAGGCGCGGGTCATGTTCGACGTGCTCTACGCCGGCGCCGCTGCCTCGAAGCGCTGGGACGACTTCACCACGATCTCCGAAGACGACTTCGACGCTGCGCTCGCGGCCGTCGCCTCCATCACGCTCGGCGGAAGGTAACCCGACATGGCGCTTCCAGGTGTATCGGTCACCGTCAGGGACGGTGGGCTCGGAATCGTTCCGCCGGGGGCCGGCAACCTGTTTGCCAAGATCGGCCCCTCCCCGCTCGGCGTGGTGAACAGCGTGTCGTCCGTGTCCGACAACACGTCGCTGCAGAAGGCGTGCGGCAACGGCGGCCTGATGGTCGAGGCGGCTGCGCTGGCGCTGGCAGTAGGCGGGCAAGGCTCGCCTCGCCCTGGCGGGCTTCTGCTCGTTCCGGTGAACCCGTCCACCTACGGCACCGCCACCGCCGTCGTCCAGAGCGGCACCGGCCCGGCAGTCACGGTCGCGATCAAGCCCGCGGTCGCCTTCCAGTTGAAGTGCATCCTGGGCGGTGCTGCTAGCGTGGCCACCTTCCAGATGTCGCTCGACGGCGGCGCGACCTACGGCGCGACCTTCACTTCGGCCGCGACGCTGATCACTCCCGGCGCGTCCTTCACCACGCTGGCGTACGGCGCGGGATCGGCGGTCGCGGGCGACATCTTCACCGTCGCCACGACCGGCACGGTCACGCAGACGAGCGGCTCCGGCACCCTCGCGATCACTCTGAGCTCGGCCTGCCCGGTCGACGCGTACACGGTCACGGTCACGGTGACGGGCGGCGGCGCACTCGGCGCCGGCTTCTTCACCTACTCGCTCGACGGCGGAAACACGGTCAGCCAGCCGTTCCTGATCCCGGCATCGGGCAGCGCTATCATCGCGGACGGCAACGACCCCTTCAAGGCTGGCCAGTGCTCGACCGGGATCGTGCTCACCTTCGCGGCCGGCACCTACGTCGTCGGGACCACGTACACGTTCACGACCACGACCGCGAGCTACACGACCACCGACCTGACGAACGCGTTCAACCAGCTCTACATCGACACGCGCTTCAGCTCCGGCATCGGCTTGCACGTCGTCGGGCCCGCATCCACCGTCGGCAACGCCGCGACGCTGCTCGCCTCACTCGACACGCTGATGGGCACCGCAGCCGGCTCGTTCAAGTTCGATCGGGCGATGATCGAAGTGCCCTCGGACACGGACGCGAACACCCTCGCCGCTTTCAACGCCTCCTCCTCGACTCGAGTCGGCGCCGCGGCGGGCTTCCATAACGTCACCTCGCCCGTGAACGGCCGCATCCAGAGCCGACCGGCTGCGTACAGCATCATGGCGCGCGCGGGTGGCGTCCCGGCCCAGAACGACCTCGGCCGCGTCCTCGACGGCTCGTTGCCCGGCGTCTCCAAGCTCGCTCGCGACGAGTTCCAGACGCCCGGCCTTGACGCCGGCCGCTTCTCCACCCTGACCAGCATCCCGGGCCGCAACGGCTTCTGGGTGACGAACGGCCGCCTGTTCGCGCAGGCCGGATCCGACTTCACCTACTGGCAGTACGGCCGGGTGATGGACCTGGCGTCCTACTACACGCGCCTCGCTCTGCTGAACTTCCTGAACGACTCGGTGCGCGTCAACGGCGACGGAACGATCTCGGAGAAGGACGCTCGCAATATCGAGAACTACACCGACGGGTTCGTCCGCAACGCGATGCCGCCCGGGTCGTTCTCCGACTACATCATCCAGATCTCGCGCACGAACAACGTGCTCAGCTCGCAGACCATCCTGCCCACCGCGCGCGTAATCCCGCTCGGGTACGCGAAGCAGATCTCGCTCGATCTGGGCTTCACGAACCAGGGCCTCGTCGTCAAGGCGGCCTAGCCGCTCCCGGAGACAGCCATGCCGCTTGGGTATCCCCTGATCAACGGGGTTCGCTTCGACTCGTCCTCGGTCGAGTTGAAGGTGAACCTGCAGCGCTACATCGGGGTCACCTCGATCCAGTACGAGCACGGGCTGAACCCGGGGATCATCCGCGGACTGAACCCGCAGGCGCTCGGCTTCACGCGCGGCATCTACGACGCGTCCGGGACGCTGTCGCTTTTGCGCGAAGAGTTCAACGATCTGACCACGAACCTGCTCACGGTCGCGCAGGGACTCTTCGAGGCGAACATCATCTGCTCCGTGACGTACTCGGAGCTGCCGCCGGCCGCGATCCCCACTGGCGCCGTCTCAGGAACGACCACCGACACCATCATCGGCATGCGCTTCACCCGCAGCCGACACTCGATCACCGGCGGCAGCTCGGACGGACTCTCCGTCGAGATGCCGTTCATCGCTCGGTACATCCTCGTGAACGGCGTTCTGCCGCTGAACCAGCTGCTCAAGGGCGTCGCCGCAGCGACCGCACCGTAAAGGACTCGCATGTCCAAGATCGACGAACTGCGAAAGGCTCATCCCGGCAAGGCCCTGGCGCGGGTCAAGACGCAGGGCAAGGAGTACTACGTCGCAGCGCCAGCGCGCGCCGACTGGCACGCGTTCCTCGAGGCTCTCGGCGATCCGCGGCGATCGCGCGTCTCGATGGAGAACCTCGCCACGAAGTGCGTGGTCGATCCGTCGCCGGAGCAGGTCGCGGCACTGTTCGAAACGAAGCCCGGGCTCGCCGTCAAGCTGTCCGAGGCGATCGGGAAGCTAGCCGGCATCGACGACGAGGCGGAGATCGAGCTTTTCGAAGCCGCCTGACCAGGGCGCACGCGGACCCTCGCGTCGCTGCCCGTGCACTGCTCGCGTTCAGGCGCGGCGAACCAGACGAGCAGGCGGAGCTCGGGGCGATGCTGATCGCGGAGTTGATCGCCCTGCTGCGCGAGCGGAGCATGATGCCGTCGCTGATGTGAGGCGCCTATGGCCGGTCTAGAGTGGGCCTTCACGCTACGCGACCAGGTCACCCAGCCCGCCGGCAACATCGAATCGCAGTTGAAGCGCGTCGTCACCGCGCTCAAGACGCTGGACCTCGCGGCCAAGCAGGCCCGGCTCGATAGCATCGCTGACCCGCTGAAGAAGACGCGCCTCGAGCTGCAGATCCACCGCGATCAGCTGCTGCTCAGCAAGCGTGCCATCGACGACCACACGCGGTCCTCCGTTAGCTGGAGAGACTCGCTGCTCAAATGGGCGTCCTCCCTGTACATCCTCGATACTGCGGCGCGGGCGTTCCGCGCGGTGGGCCGGGCTGCGCTCGACATGGGCGACCAGGTCCGCGATGCGGTCACCGTCCGGCAGCGCGGACTCTTCGGCCTCAGCGCCACTATGGGCGGCAGCGCCGGCGGCAAGTTCTTCACTGCGCTGGAGCGTCAGGCGCTGGCGTACGGACGGCCGCCGGGTGAGGTGGTCTCGACCGGCGCTGCGTTCAACACAGCAGGCGCGTCTCCGGACTTCGCGCGCAAGCTGGTCGGCGCCGTCTACGACGTGCGTGCGGCGACCGGCGGCAGGGCCGACATCACGCAGCAGTTGCAGTCCATTCTCACCTCGCCCGTGCTGAACGTTGGCAATCTGACCGGCTTCGGCGGTGCTCTCGATCTGAAGAAGCTCTGGGCGGCGTTCGGTGCCCGGATGAACATGCGTCCCGGCGATGCGGAGCAGGTGCTCGCTGGACGCATTCAAGGCCAGTTCGTCCGCGGTGGTGAGTCCAGCCCGATGATGCAGGCCGTGTTCGACGTGCTCTCCGGAATGCCCGGTGGTCGCGGCGGCGTCGGCAACATGGCGCGCGGGTTCGCTGGCAGCACGCTCCCGGGCGCGATCGGGCAGTTCAAGTCGGCCTGGGAGCAGTTCATGGCCAGCGTCGACAACTCGCGCGGCCTGAAGACGCTGCAGGACGTGCTCCGGAATCTCGCCCGCACTCTCGGCGGCGAGAACATGCGCAGCGCGCTCCGGGACCTGATCGATACCATGGGCGCGGCGCTCAAGCCGCTGACCGGCGCTGAAGGCCGTCAGGCGATGAGCCAGTTCTTCGCGGATCTGACCAAGGCCGTGAAGAGCGTGCTCCCGCTACTCGAGCTGGCCGCGAAGTTCACGAGCATCCTGATCGGATACGCAGCCGGCGGTCGCGCTCAGAATGCTCCGACCTCCGTTGGCCAGGAAGTGAGCCAACTCCGCGACTACTTCAGCTTCCGCAATAATCGGATGACGAACTTCCTCTTCAACCGAGACCGCACGCCGTTGGGACCGACGCGGCTTTCGTCTCCGTACCAGCAATTCAGCCAGCCGGCGATCAACGTGAACGTGGACGCGCGCGGCGGGCAGCGCCTCGATCCCGACGGAATCCGTCTAGCGATCCAGCACGAGATCGCGCGGCAGCAGCAGGACGCGGGCCCGACGCAGTTCAACGACGGGCTCGAGCAGCTGGCGACCGAGAGCGGGCAATAGAATGGCCTCAGCGCTTCCCTTCTGGGACCCGGGCTCGTTCCTCGGTCCGCCGCCGCAGAATCCGGACATCTCCCAGCCGGTCCGGACGGCCATTCCGGAGCCGCCTGGTGGCGGGTTCGATCCGAGCATCTCGTCCTGGGAAACCATCTACTTCGCTGGAGTGCGCGCACCTGGAGTCTGCCGCGTTGAGGGCGGGCGCCGGCGGCTGATCGACCCGCGCATGATCCCCGGCTCTTCGGGACAACTGCCTGCGGTGCTGGCGTTCATGCCGGCCGAGTTTCGCGTCATTCTGTTGCTCTGGACCTCGAAGCAGTTCGACGCCTTCAAGGCGCTCGCCGATCTGCTCTATCCCAAGCCGGTGCCAGCGCAGGTCGCCTCGCAGGACCCGACGACGTTTTCGCTGCAGGCTGTGGACGTGACCCACCCCGCCTTCCTCTGTCTCGGCGTGAAGAGCGTCTACGTGGTCGACCTGCGCGCGCCGCAGCCCGGCTCGGTCCCGCAGACGATGGAGGCGGTGATCGATTGCGTCGAGTTCTACCCGCCCATGAACGAAGGCGTGAAGGTCGTGAACCAGAGCGTGGACCAGGCGAACAACGGAACCAGCTTCCCGCAGCAGCCGCCCTCCGCGCCCGCGACCCGCACGCCGCCGAAGGGGCCGGACCAGACGAACGTCAATCCGTAGCACGCTCGTGCCCGAGGAATCCGCATCTCGCTTCGTGGCGTAACACCATGCGGCCTGGATCGAACTGGGCGCAGCAGTCGGCACAGTAGGGTGCGTGCTCCGTGCCGTGCTCTGGCGGACATCCGCGAATGATGCGGCGCATCTCGCGCGCTCGGTCCACCTCATCGAGCAAGCGCGGGAGCGCGTTGCGGATTTCCTCATAGGCTGGCCGCGCCATCGTTACGGAGTCGCCGCGAGCGATCGGCGGGAGCAACCTGCGCAGTTCGGCGATCTCCTCGGCGCTCAGGTCGGCCATTCCCGCGAGATACCATGCCCGCCTTCGCCAGCGTGAACGGCCTCGCTGTCCTCGAAGGAACGGTGACGCTTCCTCGCGTCGGCGTCTTCCATGCCGATTTAAGCGTCGACGCGTACGCCCCGCAGTCAGGCAAGGCGACAATCACCCTCGGAACGCAGAAGCTCGTCGGCACGTTCGCCCGCAACGGTGTCGACATCACCCGCAGGCTCCGCGCGCGTGTCGTCGGCGGTGCTGGCGGACTGGCCACGTTGTTGCCACCGAAGTCCTACGGCTCGGTCCCGCTGAAGATTCCGCTCTCGGACGCGCTGCGCGACGCCGGCGAGACTCTGTCGCCATCCGCGGACGCGTCGCTGCTCGCAACGCAGCTCAGCGCCTGGAGCCGCATGCGGGCGTCGGCGTCGTCGGTGATCGCCTCGCTTCTCCAGGTCGTTCCGAACGCCGTCTGGCGCGTGCTGCTCGACGGGACCGTGTGGTTCGGCTTCGAGACGTACCCGACGACGACGCTGTCCGACGCCTTCCCGATCCAGTCCGAGCCGGAGAAGGGGCGGGTCACCATCGCCTCGGTGACGCCGTCGATCCTGCCTGGGACGTCGTTCCAGTTCACGGCGCCAGGGCAGGGGCTGCAGACGGTGAAGGTCTCGCTCGTGCACCATCTGATCCGCGCGGCTGGGCTCCGGACCGTCATTTACTTCGAGTAGGCCATGCCGCTCTCCGACCGCGCGAAGGCTGGGCTCACGGCCTTCATCCGGCGCGTGGTCGGCCTCGACATCCTCGGCCCGCGGATGGATTACCTGGGCGCGTACCCAGCGAAGGTCGTCTCGCAGAACGGCGACGGGTCGCTCGAGCTGCAGCCTGACGACGTGCGGCTGCCGCCCTACTCGAAGGTCCCGATCCGCTACGGCGTCCCGGGCATCACCGCGACGGTCTCCGGTGGTGCGCGTTGCCTGCTCGCATTTGCCGGTGCCGACCCGCAGAAGCCGATCGTGGTCGGCTGGGAAGGCTCTGGCGGCGTCTTGGTCTCGCTCAACGTCGGGCCCGCCGACACCGTGCTCGTCCGCTACTCGGATCTGAAGACGCTCCTCGACGCCCAGACGCACATCGGCAACCTCGGCTATCCGACCGGCGCGCCGATCGTTCCGGTGACCCCCAACGTCGGCAGCTCCGTCATCCACGTGAAGTGACCTCATGTCGATCATCGTAGGCGACTCGACCGATGGCGTGCGCACCGGGCTCGCTGGCCGGATCGCGAACGATATCGTCGCTGCCTTCGCGGGCGTCACGTACGGATCCGGGACGAATCACCAGAAGGGCATCAACGCGTTCGTCCAGGGCATCGTCGACGCGCTGAACAACGACAAGGTTGACCCCGTCACGCAGCTCGGGACCAACCCAATGCTCGGCGCTAATACCGCAGCTGGGCAGACGATCGGGAACGCGTCTTACACTGCCGTCGTGTTTGGCACCGTCGAACTGGACACGGACTCGGCTTACAACTCGGGGACTGGCGTCTTCACGGTCCCGACCGGCAAAGGTGGCCATTACCTGATCGTCGGCGGGATCGCTTATGCCCTCGCCATCGCTGGGTCCGCCGGGTGCTCAATATTCAAGGGCGGCGTACAGCAAAAAGAGATGTGGTTCGTGACTCCTGGAGCGAATCAGGTCTTGGTCGTCACCGCCATTCTGAATCTAGCCGCCGGCGACGCTATCGACGTGCGCGCCTACCAGAACTCTGGAGCGGGGAAGGCTCTGGTCGGCTTCGGCGCTAATAACTACATCGCGATCAAGCGGATCTCCTGACCGATGGCCTATCCCTTTGAGAGCGCTTCGGTGAACCTCACCGACCCGCTCGGCGTGGATCTGGATTGCTATCCCGGCCTTTCGCCGACTGGCGCTCTGGTCTCAGGCATCGTCGCGCTCGCGCAGCGGATCGCGCGCCGCCTGACCACTCCTCGAGGCGCATGGTTCTGGGCCCCGAACGAGTGCACCGACGTGCGCGGCTACCTGAACGAAGGCGTGGGCCCGGACGCGCAGGCGCAGATCAAGGCGGCGATCGAGCGGGAGGCGCTACGCGAGGAGGCGGTCGCGACGGCATCCGCGGACGTGGCCTTCAACGCGCAGGCGATGACGCTGACCATCCACCTCACCGGCACGAGCAAAGCGGGACCGTTCCAGTTCGTGATGTCCGTCACGTCGGTGACGCTGGCGATCCTGAAGGCGGGCTAGATGGCGCTCACGCTGACGCAGCTGCTGGCCGCCCCCACGGTCGATCAGTGGCGGACGCTGCTGCTCGGCGCGCTCCAGGGGCTGAGCCCGGTCGTCGCCGGCGGCACCGCAGCGGGCAACGTCATCAGCGGGACCGGATCGATCACGCTCTCCGGGACGCCGGGCGCTGCATACCCGAAGTCCATCATCAAGATCGTCACCGCAGGCGAGCTCGGGACAGGCGCCTTTCAGTACAGCCTCGACGGGGGAGTGACCTACAGCTCGACCGTCACCATCCCCTCCGCGCCCGGCACGTACGCGCTCGGTGCGACCGGCGTCACCGTCACCTTTGCCTCTGGTCCGGTCGGAACCGGGACCTCGTTCACGGTCGGCGACACGTTCAGCTTCGCGCTCGCCGCGCCCTCGCTGCAGGTCACGGTCTGGACCGCCTCCGGGGCGCTCCGGCAGCTGGTCGAGATCGAGGCGCAGTCGCTCGCGTCGCTCTCCCCACAGCAGGCGGCGCTCGCGGCTGCGGGCCTGACTACGAGCGCGACCGGCTCGTGGGCCGTTCTGCTCGCGAAGCAGTTCTATGGCCTAGATCCGTTTCCGGCCGCAGCGACGGCTGGTCAGGTCACCATCACCGACGCGCAGAGCGCCGGGCCGTTCACCATCACCGCCGGGCAGATGACCTTCGCCTCCACGGGCGGCCTGCTCTACACGAACACGAGCGGCGGAACGCTCACGAAGGGCGGCACGCTCAACCTCCAAGTCCAGGCGCTGACCCCTGGCGCGGCCTACAACGTCGGCAACGGCACCATCACCACGATCGCCGGCGGGACGCTCCCGGGCGTGACGGTGAATAACCCGGATCCGGGATCGGGAACGTGGATCACCTCGCAGGGCGCGGACGCGGAGACGGGCGCCGCGCTGATGCTCCGCTGCCAGCAGCGCTGGCCGGCTCTCGGGACATCGGCGACGGCGTCCACGTATGACCTGTGGGCGAAGTCGGCGGAGGTGGCTGCATCGCACTCGGCCACCATCACGAAGACGCTGGTCATCGTGGACCCGACGACAGCCGGGCAGGTCGACATCTACCTCGCGGGCGCTTCCGGAGCGGTCGGCGGCCCTGCGGTCACCGATGCGCAGAACTACATCAACGCGCGCGTCACGCTCACCGCGACCACGCTGATTCAAGCGGCGACGAACGTGGTGCTGACGCTCGCCGGCACGGTGAACTACTTCGCCGCGAAGACGACGCTCGCAGCGGTGCAGGCCGCAGTCTCCACCGCGCTGATCAACTTCTTCCTCTCGCTCGGGATCGGCAGCGACGCCGGCGGCGTGAACGTGAAGGTCTTCTACGCCGAACTGCTCGCGGTGGTCGGCGCGGCCAGCGAGACGGCGGTCGGCGCGTACCCGGCGATCCGCAACGTGGCGAGCTTCACGGTGAACGCCGCAACGGCCGACATCGGCCTCACCACGGGTCAGGTGGCCACCCTAACCAACTCGCTCACGTTTACGGCGGTGTGACCGATGGGCTTGCTTCTCGCTCTGACTCTCACGCTGTCCAGCCCGGCCGCGTGGTCGCCGGAGCGCGTGCTCTCCGGGGGGTTTAGATCAGATGCCGAGGCGACGAACGTCTCCGCTCACGCGGCGTGGAGCGTCGGGTTGCCGCTCGCGTGCGGATACGCCTTCGGCCGCGACGGGCTGCGGGCCTGTGCGATCGGCTGGGTCGGCTACTCGCTGCTGAACGAGTTCGCGCTGCACGGGTCGGAGAGCGCCCGCGAGCGGAACCTGAATCTGATCTCGCGGCTGGGACCGGCGCTGATCCTGCTCCTGGTCGACGCGGCGAGGCGCTGAATGGCGACGCTCGGTCACAAGCTCGACGGGAACACGCTTGCGCTCTGGCGGCTCGACGATGCCAGCGGGGCCGCGTCTCTGAAGGATGAGACCGGCACCTATCCGCTCGTCACTCTGGGCGGGCCGCCGCCTGTGGTCGCTGGGAAAATTGGCAACGCTCGGGCCGTCACAACGAGTCAAGCCGCCTCGAGCGCCAGTGTCCCCACAAACGACCCAGCGATCGCAGCTCTCCAGTCCGGGAACTTTACCGCAGAGAGCTGGTTCTGGGTCGACCCCAGCATCAGCTATCCGGCGACATGGAACAGCGGCGGAACCGGGAATAACCACGGTGGTCTTGGCGCTCTCGCCAATGCCGGCAATGGATCCTCATTCATCTTCGGCCTCGATAACATCGGCTTCTTCGTCTACAACGTATCCCACGGGTTCCAGACGGCCGGATCCTGGTCTACCCTTACCAAAGGGGCGTGGCACCACCTGGCGGTGCGCTCCACGTTTCTGGATGCCACCCATTCCACGGTCGATTACTTCCTCGATGGCGTCAAGACCGCGACCGCCACGATTCTGACCTATGCGCTGACGCCAAGCCCCCAGCCGTGGTGGACCATCGGCGGGGAATCGATGGGCTTTAACAATTTCACCGGCCGGATCGATGACTCTCGGTTCTCCAAGGTCGCCCGCACCGATGCGGAGATCTCCGACTCATTCTGGCGCGGCCTGATCGACCGGCAGTCGCCGCAGTTCGCCGTGCCGCCGATGCAGATCACCGGCAACCAGGACTTCCAGAACTACCAGCAGGTGCTCTCGCCGACCGCGCTCACCGATCCGACCGGGACGCTGTTCGAGTCCGCCTTCGGCGCGATGAAGGATGTCTTCGCCGACCGGCTCCGGCTCTCGCTCAAGTCCCGGCTGCCGCAGAACGCACCACCCGACGCGCTCACCCAGATCGGCCTCGAGCGGGGGATGCCGCAGGGGTTCAGCGAGAGCGGAACGGCGTACGCGGCGCGGCTGCAGGATGCGTGGAACGCATGGCCGTGGGCAGGGACGGCATTCGGGCTGCTCCGCACCTTCTACGCGACCGGGTACACGAACGTCGTCCTGGCACAGGTGCGGGGAGGGAAGCAGTTCACGCTCGACAATGGCGGGACGAACCTCCTGATCTGGTCGAATGGTTTCCCACTCGTTGGTATTTGGTATCCGGGCAATCTCACGGTCACGAAGAATGCGGCCGCTGCACCAGACGGTACGGCAACCGCTACTAAGATCTCTGAGCCGGATGTCGTCAACGAAGAGCACTACCTCGAGCAGACCATCGCGATCGCTGCAAACCTCTCCGGTACGTATGCGGTTTACGCGAAGGCGGCGGAGCGGACTTGGCTCTTCCTCTCCGAGGTGCTCCGCGACGCCGCCAGCGTCCCGGGCATCTACTACGACCTGACGAATGGGGTGATTGGGACGATCTCAAGCAGCGGCGGGGTGACGCCGACCGGAAAGATCACCTCGGTCGGCAATGGCTGGTATCGCTGCGAGTTCACCGGCAGCGTTGGAACTGGCGGCACAAATCCACGCGTTCGTATCCAGCTCGCCAGCGCGAACGGGACCAAGATCTATGCTGGCACGGTCAACTCTGGCCTCTACATCGCATACGCCAGCATCGAGCAGAGCGTAGGTCCGGCTGGGCCGTACGTGCAGACGTACTCCGTGAACGCGCCGTCCACGCTCGGCGCCGGCAACCTCGTCACCTCGACGATGGGCTCCGGCATCTGGGAGACGGACCCGCTCTCCGCCTACTCGCCGCCGAACCAATCCTTCTGGTCGAAGTTCGACGTCGTCTTCCCGCTCCCGCTCATGCCGCCGAGCTGGGGCTGGGCGGGAGGGATCCCAGCGAGCAACTCGGCGGAGTCGAACTTCATCCGTGCGCTGATCCAGGCGTGGAAGCCAGCGCACGCGACGGTCAACCGCATCGTGATCCAGACGCAAGGAATGCTGCTCGGCTATCCGGCGACGCGCACGCTCGGCGCGAGCAACGGCGTGCTCGGCGGATCGAACGTCGTCTGGACACCCTGAGAGGGCTTCACAGTGACCACTCCGTACTCTGGCATACCCGGCAACATTGCCGCGGCGACTCCGGTCAGCATGAACGTGCCCGTGGACGGGGACGGAGACAGCGCAGCGACGTTCACGGTCGGAACCCAGAAGATCATCGACTATCTCGCCGCGATCACCACTTGGACCGGACTCTCCGAAGGGTTCGAGGCGGCGGCCTTCCCTCCGACCGCGACGCCGGGATGGACAACGCCATCCGCCAGGTACGGCACTGACCTGGCGTGGGTGCGCTCGACCACGTCGCCGATGTTCGGCGCTGCGCAAGCCGCAGCTCCATCGCCGCAAGGAACGAACACGAACAGCTCGCTCGGTTTGAGCGCGCTGCTGACCTCGCCTGCGCGCGTCGGCTTTTACTTCACGGTGAAGTGCAACACCGCCGCGTCCGATCACCTCGACTTCTACGTCGATGGCGTCCTCTTCGCGCAATACAACTGCACTGCCACTACCGCGACGGTGACCGGGCGCTTCATGTCCGACCCGCTGACCGAAGGCGTGCACACTTTCGACTGGCGCTTCGTCCGCGGAGGAACGGCATCGATCGGTGGCGAAGTCGCTGCGATCGATCAGGTGCAGATCATCCCCGAGTCCCGCTGGCTCGACCACGGACTCAGGGTCAACATCATCGACGACTTCGCCTACCCGGCGACGATCCCGGCCTCTCTCTGGGCGGCCACGAACAGCGGGAACGCGGGCACCTTCCAAGGCAACCCGGCCGTCGCGGCGGGATACGGAATCGGCGTGCTGACATCAGCCGCGACTGCCGCCAACGACTGGGAAGCGGCCACGGCGCAATTCAACATCCAGGTGGGAGGCGGAGGCTTCCTCGGGTTCCTCGAGACCAACCTCGATCTCCTCAACCTGACGAACGCATTCGCTATGTTCGGCGTCTGGACTGGCTCGCCGACGGGCGCCAACCTCGCCGCCTTCGTGTTCGATACCCTCGTCAACGGTAACTGGTTCCTCAAGTCCATCGACAACGGCGTGACCACGAGGGTGAACGAGGACACAGGCGTCGCTGCAGCTGGATCGCAAAGGCTGGGACTGTTCCCGGCGATCAACCCCAACACCGGGCCGACCGGGATCGTCTCCGGGATGATCAACGGCAAGGCAATCCCCGGCGCAGGCAAGCTCATCGGCGGCGCGTCCGGGTTCTCCCTTGGCAACGTAACGACAGTGCAGCCGTTCTTCTTGATGGGCAGCCGCACAGCCGCAGGCGCAAAGGCGGCGCAGATCGAGTCCTTCCGGTACCTCGGGTTCAGGGGCGGCCCGACCAACGGGCTCTGGTGATCAGAAGCGAAGCGACATTCCTGCGAGCGCATTCCCGGTGATCGCTGCACTCTCGCCGATACCGAGGAAGAGCGGGACCACCCAGCGCACCCGAGACGGCAGCGCGTACCAGATGGTCGCTGCCGCCAAGCCGCCGACGATTCCAGACGCGACGATCCGGGTGTTTGACGGGTGCAGCCCGAGCAGCGGATTCGTCTCGTAGAAGTGGCGCTCCGGGTGCCGGTTCATGTCGAGCGTCTGCAGGACGTCGACGGCGATCAGCGCCTCCGCCGCTCCGAGCAGCATGACGTCGCGCACCTGCGGTGGCTGAAACCACTCGCCAGCGTCTGCCCTCGAGGGCCGCGCCGCAGTCCACACCGACACTGCGATTAGCACGCTGATTGTCCGCATAGGTAATCAGGTAGCGTACCCGCGCCGCTAACGCAACGGCCCCGAGCGTCTGGGCGGCCAGGAATCGAGCCGCGGAGAATCCCTATGCAATTCACCGCCTTCCAGGTGCAGCGCGTCTGCCACTACGCGCCGGCGACGCGCATCTTCCAGATGCTGCTCCCGCTGAACGACTGCCTGCCGCTCGGCGAGGTGACCACCGCGCTCCGAGCCGCCATGTTCCTCGCGCAGCTCGCTCACGAATCGGCCGAGTTCCGCTACATGGAAGAGATCGCCGACGGGAACGCCTACGACATGCGCGTCAACCCGCGGCTCGCTGCCAAGCTCGGCAACACGCAGCCCGGCGACGGTCCTCGCTTCAAGGGCCGAGGACCACTGCAGATCACGGGCCGCTCTGGATACGCGAAACTGAGCACCGCGCTCGGCGTCGACTTCGTGGCGCAGCCGCAACTCCTCGCCGATCCGCAGTGGGGCTTCAAGGCGGCGGCTGTCTTCTGGCGGGACCATCACTGCAACGTTCCGGCCGACGCCGGCGACGTCGAGGGCTGCACCCGGATCATCAACGGCGGCACGAACGGACTCGACTTCCGCATCGGCTACTACAAGCGCGCAGTTGAGGCGCTGGGTGTCGCATGATCCCGATCTGGCATCGCCTCTCCCTGATCTGGTGGGCGCTCCTGCATGACGAGAATGCGGTCCGGCGCTGGGTCCGGATGGTACTCGGTGCGCTGGCGCTCTACGGCGCGAGTTGGGCGGAGCAGGTCGAGTCCTTCTCGCATCGCTGGGCAGTCGCGGTCCGCGTAGCCGCGGCGCTCGCGGTCGTGATCGTCGCGGCGCACGGAGATCCGGTTACGCCGCCTTCGCCGGCGACGGGCGAGGTGGCGCAGTGACGATCTTCCTCAATGTCCTCTTCATCGCCTGGTGTCTGGTTCTACTTGTCGTCGGTCTTTGCGGCGCTGATGCTTGGTACGGATTGCGCGGCGAGGCGAACGGCGGGTCCAGCCTGGGGCGCGGTGTTGCGCTGATCTGCGGCGGGCTGATGGCGGTGTCCGTCCTCCTCAGGGTGTTCTTGTGACTCGCTTCCTCCTCCTGCTCCTGCTCGCCGCCTGCGTCACCTCGCACAAGGCGCAGCTCGAGCAGCACGCCGAGGAGCAGGGCACCGCCACGCAGCAGTCCGAGGAGACCGGCCAGGCGCAGGTCGAGGTCGAGCAGAAGACACAGACCGGGCCGGCGCACGAGGTGTTCACCGGCACGAAGACGATTCCCTCCGCGGTCCCGGGCCGGTCGCCTACGGTGCTTCAGGGGACGTGGACGACGGACACCGGACCCTCGCTGTCCGAGCTGAACGCGAAGTCGGCCGAGGAATGGAAGCGGCAGGAGACCGCGAAGGAAACGTTACAGCGGCAGCAGGTGACGCAGATCACGACTGCGTCCACGATGAAGCCGGCGCTGTCCTGCGCGTTCGGCGGCTGGCTTGTGACGGTGGCGGTGATCGCCATCGCCCTGTTCGCTTGGCGGCTCCTGCGCCGCGTCCCGTAGACGTCGCCTGGCGGATCCCGCTGGCGGTCGGCCTGGGGCTCGGCTTCTGATATAGGCAATACCGACCCTCCGAGGGGTTCGGCTCTGCGCCCGCTGCTGCCCTCCGGGGCGGTGGCGGGCGTTTTTGCGTTCTAGGGGCAGGACAGCCCGCGTGGCGATTCCGGCGTCGTGGCGCGCCACCCCCCGCAGCGTCGCGCGACAGCGGGCCACGTTGGCGGGCCACGCGCGATTCTGGCGCGGCGTTCAGATTCCGTTCAGGAATGGGCCCCGCCCATGCCTCGCCTCGCTCGGGGACGTGAGGAGGGCGCCAAAGGGCGCCAGAGGGCTCGGACGCCTCATAATCCGCAGGTAGGTGGTTCGAGTCCACCCGCCGCCATTCGTCGCCGCGGTGCGGCATCTGCCCTTGGCGTTCAGAAACCGTTCAGCTATCGCAGCCTGCGTGACGCACGGCGCCCGGCCTCCACGGTCGGATGCAGGTACTCCTGTGCCATGGCCGGGCTACGCCAGCGGGCCTGCGCCATCAACTCGACGAGCGTCGTCCCTGGCTGGTCGGCGATCTGGGTCGCGGCTGAATGCCGGGTGACGTGGTGCGGCGTCAGTCCGGCGAAGACGATCTTCCCGGTCTTCGGGTCTTCCTTGACCAGCTTCGCTTTCAGGCAGGCGCGGCCGAACAGTCCGCCCTTCAGCTTTGCCGTGTTCGCCTGGTGGAAGTCGAACCGGCCGAAGATCGGTCCTTCGTGGCTGCGACCGAGATCGTGCAGCTGCGCGCGCAGGACGCGGCGGACACGCGGGTGCAGGTCGATCGTCTCCGGCTCGCCGCTCTTCGTGTGCTCGCCTGGGATAGTGATCTCGTGGCGCTTCCAGTTCACCCACGACTCCTCGAGCGCCGAGAGCTCGTTCTGCCGGAGCAAGCTGAAGAAGAGCGCCACATAGATCCGGTGCGCGCGGTCCTCGCCGAGCTGCAGCAGCGCCCTCAGGAATCGGTCTCGTTGCTGCGCCGTCAGTGCGGTCCGCTTCTGGCGCTCTGCCCGTTGGTCCTTCGTCGGCGGGCTCTTGATCTCCGGCACGTTCGCGAGCGCGCCCACCTCGTCGCAGTAGCGCAGGAAGTGCCGCAGTGTGTTCGCCAGATGCGCGATACTGCGCGAGCCGAGCGGACCGCCTTTGCGCTTGTGCAGATTCGCTGCGGCGTCGTCCCACGCGTCGGACGTGATCTGCTCGACGCGGTCCCAGCGCGTCAGGATGTAGTTGACGAGATCCGTCTCGTAGCGGGAGACGTGGCGCTCGTCGTGGCCAGTGTACGCGTCCTCCTCGTGCGCGATGAACGCGGCAACGAGCTGCTTCAGCGTCAGGGTGCTGACGACTTGCCGGGGAAGGGGAGCACCTCCGCGCCCGACTCCACGGCGGCGGCATTCCTCGAGATACAGCGCTGCAGCTTCTCGGTTAAACGCTTCTCGATCGCCGCCGCGTTGGAGGATCTTCGTGGGGGCGTACCAGGGGCGCCTCGCGATGGTGGTCCGTGCCCAGATGAAGGGGCTGTCTTGTCGGAACCAGGGGCGCGGTCCTGATGGCTGGCGGGGGATGGCGGTGTCTCCCGGTGGGCACGCTGCCACGCTCTCAGGTCGTCGATCAACCAGGTCAGCTTGCCGCCATGGCGCACGAACGGCAGGCCGTCCTTGCGGGGGCCGTCATCGAACCAGCTTGTGCTACCGCCGAGGAACGCCGCCGAGCACGTGCGGCACAGGCCCTCGGCGCCTCGAGCGCGGCAGGTGCCGGGCGGATGCTGGCGCGCGCTGGCCGCCGCCCCTCTCAACGCGCTGGCTCGTATGGCCCATGCCTGATGGGGTGAGCAGGAGGCTCATAGTTGATCTCGACGGTCTTAGGTCGCGCGCACCAGCAACAGACGTATTCCTGCTTTGACTTGGACCCGGACGGCCCGATGTTCAGTGAACCCCAGCCGAGCAGGGCGTGATCGCAGTGCGGCTGAGGATCGTTGAGTACGGACAGCACACCGCAGATGTCCTCTTTTGCTAGCGGGCTCAACGCGCTGGCTCCGGGGTGGGGGGGTTCCGCTCCGCCGCAGGATGGCACTCCGGCGCTACCTCGCCGTCGTGCCAGCCGTCCCCACCGCAGCAGGGGCACTCCACGTCGTACGGGTCGTAGCCGTCTTCCCACTGGCCGAGCCCGTGGCATTGCCAGCACCACCATTGGTCATCGATCCCGCTCACTTCGCGTCTCCTTCCTCGGCCGGGGGCTGCGCCAGGGCGCGGATGCCGGCGGCGATCTGATATCGGGTCGCGAATTCCGGACGCTGGGTTTCAGCCTCTTGTGCCGCCTCCTCCAGCCCCGCCCTTCGCCCTTGGGCTTCAGCGGCCGTGACTTGCTCCAGCGCGCGTCGCGAAAGATCAGCGTCGCCGGCATAGCATTCATAATCGTGCTTGCCGCCGGGCGGGCAGAAGCGTGGACCAAAGCATTTCAGGATCAGCGCAACGCGCTCTTCCGGCGTCACTTCTCGCCCTCCTGCGCGGATGCTGGTGAATGCGGTTCGATGTCCCCTTCGCCCATGTTGACCAGCGGGACAGGCTCGCCCTCCTGCGCCTGCTTCGGCGCCTCCTGCTGCGAACCGGCGGAGCCGTGCCGTTGGATACATCCGAGCACCGTTTCGTCGGCGCTCTCCGGGTAGCCATGAATGCAGTGGCGCTCCGTCTCCGGCGTCGCGGCTGGCGCCTGCTGCGAACCGGCGAGAGCGGCGCGGGCGCGATCAGCCACTTGCTTCATGCCGCATGTACAGAAGTCCGTCGCATCCTCCGCGCAGTCGGAGCGGTGGCGGCGGTAATCCAGCAGATCGCAGAGCAAGTCGAGCAGCTCGGCCACGCGAGCCTCGGCGGCGCTGGCCCGACAGAGCGGACAGCGGGGATCACGCCGTTCGCTTGCGCTATGCGTGCCGCAGTCGGCCAATCCGTTTCTCTGCGTGGTCATTCCCCCTCCTGCTGCGAACCGGCGAGAGCGGCCTTCCGGATCTGCCGTCGGTCGCGCAGAGCAAGCAGGGCGCCGACATGGCAATCACACCCGCGCGCGCCTTCGGCGACACTAACCGGGCAGCGCGGTGAATGTTCCATGCCGTAACTGCTGCGCCATTCGCGCTCCGCCAGATTCAGGATGGAGTCCAATTCCCCCTCATCCTCGGAAAGCAGCTTCTCCAGCTCGGCCACGCGAGCCTCGGCGGCCTCCCGTTCGAGCCACTGTTCGCCGTACAGCTTCCGCGCCTCATCTCGTTCGTTGGCGATTCTGGCGCAATCCTCACACGGCATCGCGGTGCTCCTTGGCGTGGCATTTACGGCAGACCCAGACCACTTCCAGCGGCTTGGAATAGTCGGGATGGTGGCCATGAGTCGTGCACGTAATCCCGCACCTCTCGCACGCGGCAGGCCGCATCAGCCTGCCTCGCCTGATGGCGTTCTCGACTGCATGATGTTCTTTCCTTGTCGGCGAACGGCGGATCTCAGGATGGGCGACCCTGTATTTGCGCATGGACTCGGCGTGGGCGTCGGGATGAGCGGCCCGATATGCGGCAACCCATGCGGCGCGCTGCTCCTTTGATGGCTTGCTGCATTCCCTGCATGACCCACGCAACCCATCGGCTCGGCGAACGTCCCGAGCGAATGCAGTCCTGTCTTTTGCAACCCCGCACTTGGCACATGTCTTCACGGCAACCCCACACCCTGACGTTCCGCCGCGAGAGCGCGGGCCTTCCACGTATCTCGCTCCGCCTCGGCGACGTTGGCGTCTCCTTGGGCTTGGTTATAGGCCGCCAGCCATTCCGCCTTGTCCTCCCGGAGGGCTTTGCAAGACAGCAGCAGTTCATCTCGCTCCGCCTCGATGCGCGCTCCGTACTCGCGCAGGGCGGCGGCGACGCGAGACACGGTCTCCATCCTCACCGCGTCGGGAGTCTCTGGAACCCAGGCGCGCGCACAAGCATGAAGTGCGATCTCTTCCGGCGTCTTGGGCTCCGTCACTTCGCCTCTCCGCAGCACCATGGCCATGTCCAACGCCATCCCGGCGTCAAGGTTCCATAGGTGGGCAACGTCACGCTCCACGCCACAAACTTCGGCAGGTCTCCGGTCACTTCGCCTCTCCCTTCTCGGGCGCGCGCCTGCTCACGTGTCCCCCTTCGCCGGCAGCAGGCGCCCCGCCGCAGTCGCCTCAGTGATTCGCGGCACGACGATCTCGCCGATAGTGCGCCCGCTCTCGGTCACGATGTTGGCGAGGAATTCGTGCTCGAGCGTACTGATGCCGCTCTCCACCGCTTCCAGCTTCGCCTTGATCACGAGCAGGAGCGCACGCCAGCGCTGGCGCGTAGAGGCCTCCATCCGCGACTGTGATCCTGCCTCGCGCTCGGTCGGCATCGGCACGTCGAGACGAATAGAGCGGTCCTTGAACTTGAACCCGATCATCACGAACTCGCGGATCTCGGTCTTCTTGCCGTACGCTGGGATCGGGTTGACCGCGACCTCGCGCCGCTCCCAGGAGTAGCCGAACCCGGAGGCGCCATAGCGGACCAGAACGCGCTCGACCTCGACCCGTGAGCGATCGACGGGGACGGACGTGCCTGCAGCGTAGCGGGCCATCACTTCGCTCCCTTCGGCGGCGGCACGCTGCGGACGAGTGCGTCGATCCATTCGCGGCGGCTTCGGCGCGCGCTCTCTTGCTTACCCGCGGACTCGGCCGACACCGAGATCACGCGCACCAGGTGCTCGAGCTTCTGCTGCACCCAGGTGTAGCCGTCGATCTTCTTCGGCGGCTCGGACGGGCGGCAGTCCCATCTCAACGCCTCGTCGAGCTGCTGCAGCATGAACGTCTTCAGCCCTTGGTGCTCAGATGTCGGCGGCTCCCATTTCCGAACCTGTTCCAGCATTGTCGCGTAGCGCTTGCGCACGGCGTCCTTCTCGGCTTCGTACTTCATGTGCTGGTCAATCGCCTTCGAGTACTCCGCCGCCGCTTCGCGGTCGCAGTCGGCCCGCGACAACTTGCGCAGGCGCTCCAGCTCGACCTGTTCTTCCTTCAGTGTCTCGGCGCCGTAGTTCCGGTCGCCCTCCTCGTTTAGTTTCAACGGCGCGTTGAGCGCCTCGTCGCGCATGTGGATCAATGCGCCGAATGCTCGCGCGCACGTCCAGACGAACTCCGCGAACGATTGCCCTTTGTCGTGCAGTTGCGACGTGTAGCCCGTCGGCATCACTTCCTCCTTTTCAGGTGCACCGCCTTCGCCAGTTCGCGGCTCACCTCGGCGAAGGCGCGCCCGAGACTGCGCCGCCACTGCCGGCCTGCGATCGCGCGCATGTTGCCTCGCGCGTCCAGCTTGTCGCCGGACTTCATCGTGTCGAGTCGCAGGACCAGGGCGGCCGCCGCGTAGAGCGTCCGGAGCTGGGGGAGGGTGAGCTCAGCCACGGAGGCACTCCACGCGCCCGCAGGTCGCCTTGCCGTCGAGGGCGTAGTCACCGCACGCGCACTTCGGCCAGCCGGGCGGATACATCCCCTGCGCCGGCGGCGTGACGTACTGCCACGTCCCGCACTTGCGCGCGTTCCTGGTCGGCTTCCGGCCCGGAATCCCGACGCCGTGCTCCACGATCCGGTAGTGCGTGCCTCCGGCCTTCGCCTCGAGGAACGGCGTCGGCGAGATGCCGCAGGTGCTGCACTTCAGCGACTTGCTCTCGCTCATGCCGACCTCGCGGTGGCGAAGTCGGCGATGTCGAGCGGCTCATAACGCGCCACGCGCGCGCCTTCGTCGAAGACCTCGCGGTAGAACTGCTCGACCTTTGCGGCGGTCGAGCGGCGGACGAGACCCCGTCGGTTCGACACAGGGCGGAGGAAGACGCCGATCTCCCGCGACAGCCGTTTGAGGCTGAAGCCCTCACGCAGAAGCCGATCGATCCTCTTGTGCGTCGGCGTGGCGTCGATCCGGTCGCGCTGCGGCTCGATGCCCTGCTCGAGGACGCGACGGTGCAGCTTCTCGACGTCGGCCGCGTTGCGCGCGGTGACGAACCCGCGCCGCCGGCATTGCAGCGGATGCCTGTACGATCCGACATAGCCCAGCTCGCGCGAGACCCACCGGGCAGTGAACCCGCGCGCGAACAGGTCCCCGAGCAGCTCGTACGTCCTCGCCGCCGGCACTTTCGCGCCGTCCGCCCGGGCCCCCTCGTCGACGGAGAGGAGCCGCTTCTCGGTCTGCGCCCGGATCCTCTTCTTCGCACCCGACGCGACGTCGGCGATCACCGTGACCGCCACGTCGCAGGCCGCTGCTATCGCGTCCCGGCCGATGCCCTTCGCTCGCAGAGCGAGAACGTGCTTCCGTGCGCGGCGAGCCGAGACGAGACCGTTCCACACCGTTGCCCGCTCCACGCACAGGGCGCAGACGCGCTTGTAGTTCCTGAGCCACACGCCGCCCTGGACACAGGGACGGCCGCCGACGCCAGGGCACATCGCGGCGGTTACGGAGTACGCGCTGCCATCCGGCCGACTGCGCATGAAGAAGGTCCACTGGCAGGTCTTGCGGCGGCTCGGCTGGACTTCGGCCGCAGCCGCAAGCGCGCGCCTGCGACGCTCATGGTAGTAGGCCGTGTTCGCGCACTTGCAGAGTGCGCAGCGGCACTTCGCCGCCACGTAGCGAGCCCGCGTCCCGTGCGGGTAGCGCTTCGGATCGAGAAACCCGCTCATCGCTTCCTCTTCTTCCGCAGCCCCTTCTTGAGCGCGTCCATCTCGTTCCGCAGATCCGTGTAGCAGCGCCCGAGGTGGTCGAACGCCGCGCAGTTGCCAGCGAGATGCCGGAGGCCGCAGACGCAACAGAACGTGGCGCGGATCATCCTTCACCATCCTTCCTCCAGACTCGCTGCGGCGCCGGAGCCCTGTCCTGATCAGCAGGCGTGCTCCGGCACCGCAGCCCACACGGACACGCTCCCAATGAACGGCCGCATGGATTCCTCACGGTTCCTCGCCTCTTTCGAGTGCCGCGACGACGCGAGCGTGTCCGGCCTTCGCCTGCTCCTCGGTGCTGTAGCGGGCCTGGTATCCGTCGTGCGGACCGTCGAAGATCATCGTCTCGAAGATGAGCGGCGGACCGCCGTGCCAGCTGTGGTCGAGGCCGAGCCAGACCGTGGAGACTTTCGCTTCGCCGACCTGCGTCGCGCCGATGACGCGGTCGTCCTTCTCGAAAGCACGCGCCCACTCCATCATCTCCATCGGGCGCCCCTGCCGGTCGTAGTAGCTGCCCATCAGGTGCCCTTCGCGTTGAGCCGCGCCACCTCGGTCGCGTCGGCCTTCACGGTGATCGGGTTGGCGTCCTTCTCAGGGGCCTCGGCCGGCTTCCGCTCCCGCTTCTTCTGCGCCCGGCTCCGGTTCAGCGTCTCGACCACCTCGAGCGCCTCGGTGAAGTCGACCACCTCGACGACCAGGGCCGGCACGTTCCACGGCTGTCCGTCGGCGGCGATGGGGTCAGTCTCAAAATGCGCCACCTGGCCGGTGCTCTCGATCTCCAACGTTGCTCGCTTCACTGCCATCGTCATCTCCTCAGCAAGTAAGTGGCCGCCGCCTTCGCGTTTACGCGCCGCGCCCCATGCGCGGTCGCATCGTGTCCGGAGCCTCCAGCGGGTCGGCGGCCAGGTTGGTCACTTCTTCGCTTCGGGCTCGCTCTTCCCCGCGGCCTTCCGCGCAACGTCGTTGAGCTGATCGATCGCGCTCTTCTGCGGCGTCGGCGCAGCGGCGTCGGTCTGTGCTGGCGCTGAGGCGATCGGCGGGAATTCCTTGTCGATCGTGGTCCGCCCCTCGTGGATCGCCGTCGCCAAGCCGACGAGCTGCTCGACGTGGTCGAGGGTCAACTCTTCGATGGCGCGGATCCCGTACTTGGCAAAGACCTGTTCCGCGCTCACCCCGCGCTTCGCGTATTTCTCCAGCACCGTCACCCGCCGGCTGGCGAGCGTCTTCTCGGTCCCGCGCGCGGTGAGCTTCGCCTTCTCGTAGATCCGGTTCACGTAGACGCGCGGCACGATCTTGAAGACCGCGTTGCGGCTGGCGATGGCGGAAGCGGCCATGCCGGTCACCCCCACCATGTCGTCGCTGTAGCGGCGGCCCTTCGAGTCAGTGATCCGCCGCTCGACCTCGCCGGCGTACGCCGTGTTCGTCTGCAGGTCGAAGCAGTAGCCGCGGGCCCGGACGAACGTGTCGTCGGCGCCGAGGATCTCCGCGCCGTAGCGCAGGTTCCCCCAAGCGGTCGCGATGATCTCCGCGAGCCGCACGCTCGGGCCTTCGATGTCCTTCCCTGCTCGCTTGAACGAGTAGAAGCACATCTCCGCCGTCTCGACGTCGAGCGTGGCCAGCTCCATCGCGTAGTTCAGCGAGGCCTTCAGGCTGCGCGGGTACCTCTTCGCGGTCTCGATCTGCACGTCGACTTCCGCGCGCGCGAGGCCAGTCATCCCCACGCCGCCCGCTGGTACCGGCAGCGATTCGTCGTCGTCCATCACTGCCACAGTCATCGCCTGCGTCTGTTGTTCGCTCATTTGCTTTTCCTCTCTTTCGCCAGACTGAGCCGGCGGTAGGACTCCTTGACCACTTCCTCGCGGGTAAGGTCCGCGACGAGTTGCTTGACCTGCTCCTGGGACACGCCGGCCTTGACGGCGAGGTGCTGGGCGACCATCGGCCAGTCGGTGAACGCCTTGCGCTGCTCCTTCACCACCGACCATGTGCAGAGCCCATCGAACCCAAGCGCGTCACCGATCAGCGCACAGAGTTGCGCCTGTGCCTCCTCGATCTCCTTCTCGTGTTCGGCGGCGTCTTCCTTGAGCAGCCGCAGCCGCGCGACGAGATGCTGCGCCTCGCTCGTCGGCTCGAGCAGCTCGCCGGTCGACTTCGCAAACCGCCGCTTGACGTACTCCAACGCCGCGCGGTCGCCTTCCAGTGGGGGCGGCTTGTTGGTCTCCAGGTAGTCGCGGACGAACTTCGACGCCGCCTCAGATAGATTGCCGAAGAGTTCCACGTTGAATGGGATCGGGTAGCCGACCGGCGGCCGACCGCCGAAGCTCACGGCGATGTCGCCGCCGTCATCGAGGTCATGCATCTGGCCGCGCAGGATCCCGAGCTCCACCGTGACCTGGGCGACGTAGAAGAGAGGCGCGTCCGAGGTGCCAGGCTCGCCCCACTCGCGCACGTGGTGCTCTTCCACGTTTTTCGCTTGCACGTCGCGCACGACGCCGTTCCGCACCGCCAGTCCGTCGGGCGTGGCGCACAGATGCGGCAGCGTCGGGTGCGCCATGGTGCCCGGCGAGGGGAGCAGTTCGTAGCCGTTGCGCCGCGCGTAGTTGCGCAGGATGGCGCCCTCGACGTCGTGTCCCCAGCCGAGATGCGCGCCGTTGTGCTCGCGCGCCATCCCCTTCTTGTCCATCCAGAGTTGCAGCGGCGTGCGGTACTTGTCGATGCCGAGCACGGCGCCGATCTCCGACGCCCCGATGCGCATACGCCGCAGTTCGATCTGCTCCTTGGTCAGCGTCACGGAAGCCTCCTCGCCATCGCGCCAAGTTGGTGCAGCCTGTCCGGGTCTTGCTGCGCAGCGTTCCAGGCCGTGCGGCAGCCGCTGCACAGGTGGTCGCCCGATGCCTTGGGCTCGCGTTCACACCACGTGCACGGCCTCGCCTTGAACGCGTCCAGCGCTGCCAGATCCCGCTCGGCATTGCTGAGGCGGCGCGGGCTCACGATTCGCTCTCCGGATAGGTCGTCGTCGGCGCGCGGTCGTAGTCCTCGAGGTGCGGCGCCGGCTGCGTGCGGCCCACCGTCGCCGGCCCGCGCAGGAAGTCGCCCACCGTGCTGGCGTCATGGAAGCGCGCCGGCTCGTGGCGCTTGCGGTGCTCGGCGAGGTAGGCCTCGACGCTCATGTACTGGCCGCGGCGGCGGGCGATGCGCAGGTGTCGGGCGTAGCTCAAGCGACTTCCTCCTTCGGCACGCCAAACGCGGCGAACACGTCGTCGGGGCAGGTGAGGATTTCCGCGTCGCGGTACATCAGCTCGGGCTCGCAGGGCTCGAACATGACGACCGCCCCGCGCTTGCCTGCGCCCATCGCCCAGCCGAATTCCCAGCTCGCCGAGCGGCCAGAGGGCAGAACGAGCACGCACGCGTTGCACGCACGCAGCGCGTCCATGTCCAGCGCGTGCCCGCGGGCCGCGACCGGATGCTGCAGCGCCTGCCGATACTCTTCTGGCGTCCATTTCTGCCAATCGGGATCAACCTCGCTCCACGCGAAGCCGCTGACGCCGGCGGCCGGATGGCGGAAGTCGTAGACCTCGTGCCCGGCGCGACGAAGCATCAGCACGATTCCTGGCTGCAGGTAGTTCCGCCACGACGACGCCACGTAGATCTTCATGCGGCTCCCTTCGGATCTCGCGCCGTGGATGGCTTCATCCTCGCCCCCAGGTCGATCACTTTCCCGCGCGGCCGATCGGTCGCGTTCAGGAACCCCTTCTCGATCGCCTCCGCTCTCGCCGCGCGCGCACCCGCGATCGCCTCCTCGAGCGACTGCTCTCCTTCGGTCAACTCGCCGCAGGCGCAGTCCTGGGCGCGGAGTACCCGCTCGATGCCGTCGAAGTGGACGTACAGAACCGTGAACGTCTCCTCGACTGTTCGCTGCTCCTCGTGCGTGAGGTGCGAGCCGAGCGCCTCAAGGATGCGCGTTCGCAGTTCGCCGAGAGAGAGGATCCCGTCCTTGAGCGGCTGGCCGCCGTGCACCTTGAGCAGGTGGACGAGATCGGCGATCCGGCAATTCGCCTTCGCCAGCTCGACGCGCAGCGCGCAGACCTCCACCTCGAGCGGATTGAAGTCGGTCATGGTTTGTAGCTCCCGTCGCCGGAGTTCAGCGCTTGGTCGAGCGAGTCGTGGCGCGCGCGGCGGATCGCAGCCTTCTCAGCGCGGTCGAACCCCTTCTCAAGCGAGGCGATCCTCGCGTTCAGCTCGCGTAGGCATTCGTCGACGTCGGTATGCCGCCCGGTGTGCTCGCCGCGGCCAGTCACGTTGTAGGCAGGGGCGCCGCAGCGTTCGCAGTTCGGAGGCGTGTTCACGGCTCCCTCCTGACGGCGCGGAGCTTCCTGAGCAGCGTCTGGGCACGGAGGCCGGCCGCGGTGAGCTTGTCGATCAGCGCCGCCTCGGCGACCCGCTCTGCCTGCTCCCGCTCCGCGAGCGTGACCGCGCGCCTCTTCGCCTCGGTCAGCAGCCCGTTCAGCCGCCGGATCTCCGCGATCATCTCGAGCCTGTTCAGCGCGTCGCTCACGGCAGCCTCCCGGCGGCGCGGAGGGCGGCACGGGCGCGGGCGAGCAGCGCCGCCCCGAGCGGCCCCGCTTTCTCGATGAACCAGAGCGTATCCCCCAGCGCATCCGCCAGCGCGGGCGCGGCGGCGATCAGCTTGGCGTTAGCGCGCGCGACGCGTTCCTGTTCGTCGTCGCCGCCCAGCACTTCGATCTCGGCAACGGAGTGCAACCACACCGGGGCATCACCCGGGCCACGGATGGCGACGTACTCGACAGGAGTCTCATCAATCGACCACGGTCCCGGCGTGTGCTTGGGCGCGCTCACGACCACACCTCGCTCTTCCGCTTCAGCGCGTCCGCGAGTTGCCGCGCGCGCAGATTCACCTCGAGCGGCTGGCCGCCCATGCCACAAATATCGTGGACAGCGACGCGCACTTCCTCGCCGTCGAAGACGAGACGCACGACCTTGCCGCAGTCGGCGCAGAGAGTGTGGCCCATGGCTACGCGACCTCCTGCATCGCCGGCAGTGTGCGCACCGGCCATTCGGTTGAGACGGTTTCGGTCTTGCCCTGCTTGGCGAAGTGAGCGGCGAGACCTCGCGCCTGCTCCGCGAACCAGGCGATCTGGAGCTGGTGCAGGTCGTGCGGGCTGAACGAGCCGATTTCGTCGTAGAGGCTGGCTAGCCGGTACGCGAGGCGCGCCGCCGCGATCGCGTCGTGCGTCGAGTCGTGTGCGCCATCGTGCCGGACGCTGCGGAACTCGCAGATCGCTTCCAGCTTCCGCGAGCCCTTCCGGTACTTGTCGAGCTGCTTGTCGAGCACCAGCGGGTCGACCACCGGGCCGATCTCAAGCGTCGGCAGACTGTGGCGCCGTAGTTCGGCGCACAACACCGTCAGATCATACGGAGCGTTGAAGATGACGACCGGCTCCTCGCGCTTCCAGGCCGCTGCGAGTTCGCGGACGATCTCGGCGAGAGCATCGTACGGCGGTCGTCCTTCCCTGCGGGCGCGCTCGGTGGTGAAGCCGTGGATCTTCGCTGCACCTTCAGGAATGTCGATGTCAGGGCAGATCACCCAGCGCCCTTCGACCATCTGCTCGATACCGCCGACGCTGACGACTGCGGCGGTGACGATGCGCGCGGTCAGAGGGTCGACGCCCGTCGTCTCTGTATCGAATGCCGCGAGCCGGCCTTTGAACCAGGGGAGCGTCACCGCGCCATCTCCGCTTCCTCGAGCGTGTCGTAGGCGTCGCCGGACTCGTCATCAGCGCCCCAGCCACACCCGTCGCACACGCCGTCGCTGTCCAGATGCGCGTCGCAGTACGGACACGACTCAGGGAACTCGTACTCGGGCGGGCTGGCCAGCTTCCAGGCGTCGTAGCCGGGCAGGTTCATCGGAGTGCCTGCCCATCCGTCGCCACCGCCCGAACCCGCTCCAACTCCTCGAGCTGCTCTTGCTGTTCGACGAACTCGCGGCACAGCGCCTTGGTCTGCTCCGACGGCGCGGACGCGCACTTCGCCAGCCGCCACACGCGGAACCACTCGGTGTCGTTCGTCGGGAACACCTCGCGCGCCGGCGTCTGGAACTCGTGCGCGGTCGCCATGATCACGCGCGCCATCGCGATCGCCTTGTCGGTGCGCGCGTCCTGCTTCATCCGCTCGGCGAGCGCGGCGCGGTCGGCGGGGGTCATGGCTGCACCGCCTGGGCGCGGGCGATGGTCTGCTCGGTCTTGCGGACCTGCGCCTCGAGCTTCCGGGCGGCGCGCAGCATCTCTTCGTCCTCGAGGTCCTCGCCGGCCTCACGCAGCTGCGCCGCTTCTGCTCGCAGCGCCGCTACGGACGCCTGCGCCTTCTTCACCTGCTCTTCGATTGCCTGGGGGGTCTTCGCCATCGGTGCGCCTCCTTGAGTACGGAAGGCACATTAGCAGAAGCTAATCTGCTATGCAATAGCTAAGTTCGCTTAGGCGCTAACCCGGCGACCAGACAAGGGGTTTCTAGCGGCTAACGACGAGCCGGAGATGGCTGGCTGCCGGAGGTGGCGCCGCTCTCTCTGGCCGCAGGCTTTCGATGCGCAGCATGCCGCATCTCGTGCAACGGAAGATCGCCTCCTTCGTCTCGAGCGAGACGTTGCGGAGTTGAGAGCGGACGCTGCAGCAGGGCGACAGGCGAGGAGGTTTGTCCATGGGCGCGAAGCGCAGCGTTCTACTCGCGCGACCGCGCTCTCGTCTACGGGCTAGATTTCTGGCCGCGGGCTCGTTTCCTGACCGTCGGTCTCGCGTCTTGTGAGGACGTATCCTCCGAGGTCGCTGTCGGTGCGACACTGCCTGGCGGCTCGAACAGCGCCATGTGCTCGAGTGACTTCCCGAACCGCGCCATCAGCACGAACGTGTCGATCCCCACCTTCGCCTTGCCGTTCAGCAGGTTCGACATGTGCGGCGCGCTGATGCCCATGTGTTCCGCGAGCTCGTAGCGCTTGAGGGTCTCGCTTTCGCTCTCGAAGTAGAGCAGCCAACGACGCAGCCGCGCACGAAGCTTCTCTTCGGCGCTATCAGGCGCGCTGGGCTGACGAGCGCCCTTCCGCATGGCGGAAATGTTAGCGGAGGCAAACATTTACGGAGCGAAGTCCGGATCCACTTGAAATTTGCTATCGCTAAATGCTAGAAGCCCGCTTCGATGGTCATCCGAACCGAAGGCCACAGGCTGCTCGCGGACACCGGGAAGACCCAGGCGGAGATCGTCCAGGCGGTTCAGCGCTCCGCGCCCACCGTGCATCGCTGGTTCCACGGCGGCAGGCCCGACATGGACAGCGCGGGTGTGCTGCAGACGGTCTTCGGGATCCCGATGAAGACCTGGTCGCAGAAGCCGAGAGGAGCAGGGAAAAAAAGGAAGGCGGCTTAGTCGGCAGGCGGTGCGGCGACGCATCGCTTTTTTCGTACCCGAGTCGTCTGGGTGGCGTTGGGTTGGAGTTGATCCCGGAGGATCCCACAAGTGAGCGTGGCCCCCTTCACGATCGAGCCCCTGCAGAAGGACTTGCTGCGCCCAGCGGACTTCTTCGCTGAGTGCCGCGCCTCGCTGCGGCGGGCGATCGACCGCATCACGGTCAAGGAAGTCGCCTACGACCTGAACTTGTCGCCCGGAAGCGTCGAGAACCAACTCCGCTTCTGGAGCCGTCGCAAGAAGCCGTCCGCCGACATGGCGTATCTCGCGCTCAAACGTGACCGGCAGCACCTCACCGAGATCACCGGGCAGTGCGGCGTCCACATCGTGGAGCCGCTGCGTTTACGTCCAGAGGAGTCGCTGCGCACGCTCGGCGCGCGGGCATCGGCGAAGGGGTACGTCTCGGCAGAGGAAGTCGCCGAGCTCGTCGCGCAAACGGACTTCGGGGTCAGCCGATGAGCCTCGATTCAGCGGACCGGACCGAGCGCGCGCAGATCGCCGGGCCGGCCCTGCTCAAGCTGCGCGCGGACGGCTGCTATGCGCTCAGCTTCAGCCAGGTCGCCAGCCAGCGGCGCCCGCTGCTCGCCGACGAGGCTGGAGCGCTTTGCGTGGTGCTGAGCATGGGGAGCCGGTACCTGATTTTCCCGCATAGCGACGATCACGTCCGCGTGAGGGCGGTCCACGCCGAGAAGGAGGGCGAGCCGTGACCCTGTACCTCATCCTCTTTGTGCTTGGCGGACTGATCGGATTCGCTTTGGCTGCGCTGCTCCGGTCGGCGCGGGAGGATGCATGAAAGCCGAGTTCAAGGCTCCTTCGTGGTGGGACAGGCTCTTTTGCGGACTCCTGCACGACCACAGCCGCTGGCGCGTCGACGGCACGTCGTATCGGCGCTGCGTGACGCTGGGCTGCGGGATGCTCGTCGTGAAGGACTCGCCGCTCCTTCGGCTGCGGCGGCGGGCACGTGAGAGCGCGAGCAAGGCGCTCAGAGGAGGTGGTTTGTGAGCAGTGCGGTCCCGGTCCCGGTCTCCGTCTCGGTGGCGAAGGCGCCCTGCGGGTGCAACAGCGTCTTGCTTCACCTGCCGAGTTGCAGGCTGGTCCACGGCGACGCGGCGAAGTGCGTGAGCGACCGGATTTTTTGCGATGTCGAGGACGGCTGCGTCTGGATCCACGTCGGCGACAATGTCGCCCCGTTGACGCCGAAGGCTGCGCGCGACTTCGGCGACCAGATGCACGAGTGCGCGCGGGAAGCGGCGAGACACGCATGAGCTGACCGAGAGCGCGGCAGGGCCGCGAAGCGGAACAGTAGCCGTCACACGCCGGGTCGCGACCGGACGGCCGCGGCCCGGCTTCCAGGGAACACCGCAAAACGGGGCGGCCGCGACAAGCCGCCCCGAGAAGTCCAACCAGCAGTACAGGGAGCCGCAAGTATATGGCGAAAGACAACGGACACAATGTCCTGCCGGAGCTGAAGAAGCGGAAACCGTTCAAGGACGACGGGAAGGTCCAGGCCTGGAAGCTGTGCTGCAAGTCCGCCATCCGCATCGACACGCTCAAGGCCGACCTGCACGACGAGCAGGAGCGCTTCGAGAAGTTGAAGGACGCGATCCGCAACGGCGGATACCTCGAGGACGACCAGGGGCACCTCCCGCTCGAGGAAGAGCAGGACGAGGCGAAGGCGTAGAGGTCGATCATGGCGAGCGGCCTCTCCTGGTTCAAATTCTACTGCGACGCACACGATCATCCGAAGGTGCGGTCGCTCGACAATCGGCAGTTTCGCCTTCTGGTTTACATCTGGTCTCTCGCGCAGCGATCGACGAAACCGGGCGTCGTCATGCACACCACCCCGCAAGCGCTTCTCGAGGGTTCAGGAGCGGAGGATGGCGAAGCTGGCCGGAGCGCTGAAAACGATCTAGCGGTGTTGGAAGATCGCGCTCTGGTGAAAGTCGAACCGGACCACCCAAACGTTACAGGCGATCGTAACATGCCCGTTACATGCACCGTTACAGTGCATGATTGGACCGACTACAACGGGCGGAAACCGAGCGAGGCGCCTGCCGCAGTTGCCGAGAGAGTTCGAAGGTTTAGGGAACGGAAGAGAGCCGAGCTAGACAGCCTGAAACGCGTTACGAACGCGGATGTAACGCCCCCAGAGAAAGAGTTAGAGGAAGAGAGAGAAGATCTAGATCATGTGCGCAGAGGAGATCCCGCCGCGCGCACAATTCTCGAACCTTGGCCAAGAACGATCC